ACTCAACCTTAAACTGTTGTTCAGATGTGTTCTTAATAGTCTGTTCTTTCCACTTAGCATCCCTACCAGGTACTTCTGACCAGTGGACTTCAGTGGCAGTATATTCATTCTTACCTCTCTGTGCATCATGCCAATACCTATAGAAATGATTCATACCACAAGGGGTAGAAACCATTATAACTTTCGTTGATTTACCAGAAGTAATAGTAGGATATACTGAGGAAAAGAATGCCTCAGCAATATGATTAGGAACAAAGGCAAACTCGTCCAGAAAAATAATGTTGAAAGACATACCTCGAACTGCTGATGCAGAGGTAGATGCTGCAAGTATTTTAGATCCATTATCTAACTCCATTGATCCTTTATTCCATGACAAAATACCCTGCTGCATCCACTTAGGTAAATTTTCATAGGCAGTTTGTAACCTACCTAATAGTTCCCTTGCAGTTGCTGCTTTGTTTGCTAGAATACCTACATTAACACTATCATTAAAAACAATATAGTGCAATAGATATGAAACAGCAGTTGTTGATTTACCAGTCTGTCTAGGCATCTTACAGATGTTAAATCTAGACTCATGGAAATTTTTGATTAACTTCTCCTGAAAGTCATACATGTTAAAAGGAACTAGTCCTTCATCCAAAGATACAATTTTAATGTAGTTCTTTGCAAAGTATATTGGATCTTGTTTACATTTAATAAATTCCGCAATCTGTTCTTGACTAAACTCAACAGATGTGTTTGCCTTTTTTAGATTGGGATTGCCAAGATAGATTTCATTTGATGTAGGCATTATTCTACTAGCGTACCGTGTGCTCTACGAATTTCTCTGAGTTGCTCAAAGTCTTTTTGTTTTGTACCACCATCATATGCCCAAGCATAACCCTCTTGAATCATTAATTCGTTGAGTGATACATCAGCATCGCCAACATATATCCAACCAAGAAGCCTACCATACTTACCCACGCCACCCTTAAGTTCGGTTCTAATAGTAAGTTCTTCATCACCTTTAATTGTTTCTTCTAATTTTTGTTTCATCCACTCAGTAGCATCAAGTCCTAATGCTTTCTCTTCCAAGTCTCTAGTCCTTTTCTCAGGAGTGTCTACACCAGCTATCCGTACCCGTTCTGTTTTCGCTATATCAAATCCTAGATCAATAATGACATCAATAGTGTCACCATCAACTACCTTCTTTATCTTCGTCACCCTGAAGTTGTAGCAGCTCTTCCTGCTTGGTGGTGTCATCGCTCCCATCTGGCCAAATTTCATCGTACTTAAGTATGTAGTAGATTACAATGCATACTAATATGCAAAGTAACGCTACCGCATTGTTCACAAACCAAACAGTCACAATGTTCTCTCTAATCTGGTTGTTGCTTGGTCGGGAAAGTCTCTAGGTCTACTGTCGGTTGCGTTGTCTGTCTTAGGAGATCCTTCGTTTGCTTTCATAGTATGCTGATAGTTTGGTCTTGGGTATCTGATACGAAAGGGATCAGGCATCCAGTAGGTTACTTGCCACTCTTGCTCAGGACATAGTTCAAGGTGTTTCTCTACAGTATGAGAGAAACTACCAAGTTGAATGTAACCATCGTGACTGACACATCTGCCATCGCCAGTGTCAACCAAGAACATCATTTTGCTACTCAATCTCTTTGTCTCCAATCGTCAGATCTTTCTTGATGAAACCAGTCTACTACATCTTGTGGATCTCCGAAACCCCTACGATGATGAGTTGGATCGGGGTCTCCAATATTCAACTCATTCAGAAAAGAATCGTTCGGATTCTTACTCATTCTTCTTGCTGTACTCAGCATACCTCTTGCTGATGTGTTTGCCTTTGACAATTTCTCTGCCCATATCATATCTTCTAGACTAACATCACTCCCAGAAGCAATATCTTTACATATTCCTTCCAACCTTAAACGGTAATGAGTAGATAACATATTTTAATGTATGTAATTAATATAATTTATAATACTACACCCATGCAGTTGCTGCAAGTGCTATTGACATTGATAAAGAAACACCCATAATGGTGAGTCTACTCATCCACCACATGATCTCATGTTTATTTTTTGTTATATTACTCATTCTTCTAACAGGCAATATTCCGTTGAGTGGGGTCCAATCAACTTGGGGAGATCCTCTCTTGCAAACTTTATTGCTTCATGTGCATCTTCTGCATACGCACAAATTTCTGCTTTATTGTTTTGGTTATCGTGATAACCAACAGTGTAATGTTTAGTCAGGGGCATGATCTTTCAATCCCATACTGCAATATATTTATAGCACAGTCTGAGTAATTTTGCCTATTTTAGTGAGGACTCCAACACTCAGTTAGGGGATCAATAAAAACCTGCATAACTGTTGTTATACTTAACATTTGGCATGCATGACCTCAATCTAAAATTCATTGATATGACAGTTCTTTTAGCATCAGTTGGTGGGACTTTATGTTTTAATACTGATGGGAAAAATATTAACTTATTATTCTCTGGTTTTATCTCCAAAGAGTTTTCAAAAATTATAGGTGCACAGTTGTCTTCGACATCTACAAAGTATACACAGGACATAACATCAGGAAAATGATCGTGCTCTTTTGTCCAATCTCCTTCAACATATTCCACCACCCACATGTTAGAACAAATCAATTCGGCATCTGCATTGAAATGTGTTCTGGATAAAAAATTACATGCTTCTGTACAGACATCAACAAAGGGTTGAAATCTAGGATCTTTTTTATGAGTAAACCAATCACTCCTCCATGCCTGAACATTACTACGATATCCTTCAGGATATTGTCTTCTATGATCTTTGATTAGATGTTTTAATGTATTATCAAGTTCAAGAGTTGTGGTAAAGACAGGTATGTCTTTTGTTACATTAGAAATTTCAAAGTTTGCCAATTAGCATTTCCATTTTCTAAGTGCCAATGCCTTACGACTAGGTTCACCGTTAGGTTTTTTCATCGGTCCTTTAACACCACCCATTCTAGCACAGAAAGATTTCTTTCTAGGTCCACCTTCAGGTTGTGGTGCTTTTAAATCACTACCAGGATTTTCTCTCTCATAAGATTTTCTACCTTTCTCATTTAGACCACCTGTTTTATTCTTACCTTCCTTTCTCTGCCAAGCAGATTCCATGAAAGATTCAAAATTCTTTGATTCTTTTACGGGAACACCAGCTTTCTTTACAGAGTTTTTCTGTTTATCTTTATCATTATCAATCGATTTACCAATCCTACCACCTATTTTACTACCAACATATCCACCAGCAAGTTCACCTGCAACCATTAAAGGTCCATCAGGAATTGCAGCTCCAGCAGCACCTCCAAGAGCAGCACCGACTTGAGCACCTTTTCTTTCATACTTGCCAGGTTCTTTACCTTCATTCTTCATGCTAGATGAGGAATTTCTCATGCTTGCAGTGCCAGGCATCACTTTGTTTATAGCATCATTGTTTTGCTGTAACTTGTTATTGTAATTTTTTACAACTTTCTTTGCTGTTTTTATAAAATTAAAAACTTCATCCATCTCATTTTTTCTTACATATTCTTTGCCACCAGCTCCAATGTCAGTTACCTTAACTTTGATCTTCTTTGGATCTTTAAGTTTAACTTTGATCATTGGTTTCTTTGCTTCATCCATAGAAGCAGAACAATCTTTCTTTCCATGAACAGGACATTCTTTATCCTTCCCACTATGATCACACTTTGCTTCTTCACTCACAGGAGGTGGAGGTAAGGGTCTTCCATCAGCCAGTTTTGTTTTACCATTTCTTCTTTCATGAGCAAAGGGATCATATGATTTCTTCTTCTTTGCAGCATCCATACGAGCAGCACCTTTCGGATCAATCATTTCACCCACTACATTCTGAATTTGAAGAGCATTTTTTCTTTTCTTCTTATTCTCTTCACCATAAGTTATGCAAGGATCCTGTCCACAACCACAATTCTTTTCCATCTCTTCCTTCACCTTAGTCTTTACACCACGCTTTGCTTCGTGATCTGCTCTCCTATCTTTTCTGATACCACCACCTAGTTCAAGTGATCCATGTGGGTTACCATATCTCTTGTCTCTAGCAGTTGCTCTCTTATAGTCTGGAGTTTCCTTATCAACCTTTGCTTCAATAACTTCTGCATTTTTATCATGGTTGATATAATGCTCATGCATTTCACTAACAAGAACTTCTAAATTGTTGACAGGAACATTCCTTTCAACACCATGATTAAACAGCACATCATAATGTGTGATGTCACCATACTCATCAAGAGTATGCATTTCCTTAATACAATCACCTACACCATACTCTTCATGCTTTACTTTAGATGAGCAATCATGCTTTACCTTTGCTGCTATTCCTTTTCCAGGTGAAACTTTTTTCTTATCATATCTCTTGTCAAGAAAATTTTTCATAGCACCTGATGGTTTACCAGATCCTTTGGTAATACCATAAGCTTTTCCTTCTACATTCAATGTCTCAGGATAATCTTTATCTCCTTTTTTAGCAGGTGCTTCACCACGCTTTCTCTTTGCATGGATGTTGTCCCATAAACCTTTCTTCTTTCCTTCTGCAAACTCCTGTCTTAAGATTTCTGCTTTGTCTAGAATGGATTCATAGGTCATGTGCTTTTTCCCAACTTGAGTGCTAAATTCGCCTTTCTTTGCTTTGAGTTTACCTGCGGTTTCACTCTTAGACTTTCCTAGTCCACCTTTTCTAGTGGCATGCAACTTAGCAGATGAACTGCCTTTTTGTTTAACTAAGACTGAATCTTGACTGTGCTTTGCTGCAACCTTCTTCATATCTTTTTTAAACTTTCTCTTACTTTTCTTACCTGAGGTAACAAAATAAGATCTTTCTTTAACTTTATTTTCCTTGCCAGTCTCACTATCTTTTTCAGAATATGTACCTGTTGTTTTTTTAGGACCATATCCTCTACCACGAAGATCTTTCTCTAATTGCTTAGAACGAGATTTATTCTCCTTTTTGGATTTGTCACCTCTCTCAGCAGACACAGTTGCATGAGATTGTTTTTTGTTCTTCGCTCTACTAATTACTCTAGAGAGACCACCTTCATCTAGTTTCATATTACACAATATGCTACAGATTTATTTATATCAGGTTGAACGAGAAGATAGTTCTATGTGTATCACTAGTATTATTAGGAGCCATGTGCATTATATTTGCAGGAAATATTATTAGGTCACCTTCTGTGACTGATGGACTGAACGACTTTCTATGTCCATGAACATCTTGAAATGGTGAAAAGAATGTAGTGCTTCCATGTTTCTCTTTGTCATACTCTGCATAGAATATGGCAGAGTATCCTACACCACCATGATCATGTGGTTGAAAATAATCTCCTTTATTATATCTTTGACACCATAATGCAGTTACATCATTGAATTTATAATCTGATTTTTCTACAAAGTCTTCTAATTCTTGTCTAACAATAGACAAAAAAAGTTCACTGTATTTAGGTATATCTGTCTTAAAATAGTCTGTGTATGATATATTATGATCTCTTAACGATGTATCTCCAAAGGGAACCATAGAGAGTATTTTACTTTTGGACCAAGCCCACTCTCTGCAAAAAACTTTATGGTACTCTATAGAAAATAAATTCATCTAGATGTTTTTTTACAAAAATACTTCATGTGTCCCTGTATCATACCTTGTATTGACTTGGTTTGATGACCACAATTAGGGCACTCATAGACTGCCTCGCCTTGTTCATTAATAACCTTCATAGGTAACCTTGACATAGTGCCCTCCGATTATAACATAATGTTTAGGTATAATACAAGTTCCCTGATATCGAGACCCTATCTTCCTCAGAATTATAAAACGGATAAACACCGTGTCTAAATGATGATGGGAAGAATAGCATGTTGCCTTCCATATCTGGGTTCATTTTGTAAATATAAGAACTTATTACACCAGATGTATCTATGTATGACATCTCAAAATCAGATGCTACAGAGTTATGTACTTCTTTTAGGAATCCCTGACTATTCTGTTCAGCACTGGATGTTGGTATCTTCATCCAAACTACAAAAGAGAATACTCCACCATGATCATGGGATGGATTGAACTCATGTTGTTTCTGTTTGTTAACCCAAAAACCATTCAACTTCAATCCATCAACCTTCATATGATTTAACTTCTTAGGTGTGTATGGAAAATGTTTAGTATATTGATTAGCACAACCTATTAGAATATTTGAAAAATAATTATCTTTGTCTACTAAATCTAAGCTTGAAGATATATGCCCTGCTAATTGACCCTTAGCAGACCCTGATGCTACAGAGATCCTATCCCAGAGATAATCTATAACTTCTTTATTCAATCCAACTTCCATCCATCCTGTTACAGGTGGATAGACAGGTTTACAAGAAAACATTATTTAAAAGTTAGGAATACCCAATCCAACAGGAGGCATAGCAGCAGCATTTCCTTTACTTGGTGCAAGATCATTAGATCCTAGAGGAAGCGATCCCCCAGATGCTCCACCAAGTCCACCAGGTAATCCGATAGCACCAGTAACAGATTCCATAACTTGTGATTTAACTTCATCAATGATTGCATCCTTGTTGACATATACATATATCCCACTGCCGACAACGGCAACAGATACAGCAGTGGACGCAAGAGCGAGTACATTAATTAATTTTTGCATGATTACATTTTGTAAGTGTCATTTTTCTTAGGGTCAACAGCAATGATTTTTAGAGGTGCTTGTTCGATACGAATAGTCTGAGTAGGACCACCGTTGCCGTTACCACCGTTACCATTACCATTCATCTTCATAGTACCGTCACCTTTCTTAGATGCGGTCTGAATTCCAAAGCTAGCTAAAACTCCTGTAAAAACCGAAGCTATAAAAGTTGGATCTATTTTTTGTTGAGGAATGCCTGGAATAGCAACATAATTTAATGTCAATATTCCTCCAGACCAAACCAACACACCAAGGCGAACAAATGTACTAATGATAGCACCTCGATCATCCTCATCGGGTAGGATTTTGTCTTTTAATTTTCCGAGAGGGCCTTTTGCTTTGTCCTCTTTAACTTCATCAGACATTTTTTCTATTATAACACACCCTTATTTATCACCCATTAGTCCCTGCTTGATGAGTTTTTGCAACTCTGCAGTGCTGCCAGTGAAAATAGCGTTATTAGTAACATTATTTGTAGTTGTATTTTTAGTCTCGTCAATTTCTTTGACCTTTTTTTGAAGATCCATAAGTTTATCTGCGATATCTGCAGTAGACTTTAGTACCTGACCTGCTACTTCATACGCTCTTGGTGAACCAGAACTATCAGCAACATCCATTACACCATTCAATACCTCTTGACCCTTCTCGATCAGAGAATATAGTTGTGCTCTGGAGTATTGATAATCTTTATCTACCTCTAAACCATGATCTCTTTTCTCAGGTAGACTTTTATGCTTGTTAAATTTTTGTACATACTCATGATCATTAGATGTAACATCCAATGCATCATCTATTCCTTTAGTCATTATACATCCTCCTGTCTAGTAGGACTGTACTTCTTAGAATCATCGAACATGGTAGTACTCTCACTAAATCCAAAGTCATCTTCAGGTCCAGCAGTAATTGGATCTGGAGTTACAGTATATCTCATTTCACGCTTAGCTGTTCTGATATTAGTATCAGCATAGTAGTCAACCTGTGCCTTCTTAATAAGACCGTCTGTGCTCTCAGCAACAGGACCAAAGAGGTAAGTTTTAGCAGTAAAATTAAAAGTGTACATTAACACTCGTCTAGTTGTAAAATCTCCCTCATACTCATCACTAAACGATATGTTTTCAAGCACGACAGGTACATCTCTTTTTTCTCCAATAGAATCTACAAGATCAATTGTAATATTATACGCTGGTTGGAAGAACGGAAGTATCTGTTCTACGATCTGTAACGCATCATCATTCAATTTTGTCATAACATTAAGTTCAAACCCAACATTATATGGAACTGGTAAATAAACTTTCTTTGTTTTTGTACTATCTGTTTTATCTACTGCCTTAAAAGTTCTGGTAATACTACCTTTTCTACTAGGATCATAATTCATAGAAGACATCTCAAATGACATCCTAGGCAATGTAATAGCAGTTGCCTTTGTCAATTCTTCTTGCTGCTCAAGTTTTGCTAAAAACTTTTGCCTAGGACCATATGTTAATGGAACTTTAGTTTCACTAATAGTTTCTCCACTCCTGTCATCATGGCGAACATTGATATCATTAAAAAGTGTACCAAATGAAATAACAGTCTTTCGTAAAATTTCGTGGTAAAAATAAGTGCCTAACATTATACATCTCCAAAGGGATTTTTCTCAGTAAAGTCGAGAAGTTCGTCTGCTGCTGCTTCAAATTCATCATTCATAAAGAACTCATCTCCTGTAGCTTGAGTGCTCAAGTCATCAGAATAAGAGAACACTTGATATCTAGCAGAGGATGCAGTTCCAGTAATATACTCACCAGACCTGAAATCACCTGTATTTATCGAAACTTCTAATTTTCTATTAGTAAAGTCCCAACTCTTAACATATGCTTCAGTGCCAGAATCAGATCCAACTACCCTCTCATTAAGTTGATAAGTTCCAAGACCAACACTCAAAGGAGCAGAGATTGAAATGGTAGGAGTGCTCTCATAACCAACACCAGCATCTGTTAGGAAGATTCTAAACATGTTAGATCCAGACAAGGTTGCAACAGCAGTTGCCTGTACCTGACCTGCTTTAGCACCAACCATAGCACCAGTACCAATAAAGGTTGTATTGACAGTACCAGTACCAGCAATGGATGTACCAATACCAACACTGTTAGCACCAATAGAAGTTACAATACCACCACCAGAAAGTGTTACAGCACCAAGAGACTTGAAGTTAATAGTATGACCAATAGCAATATTTGCCATAGTATTAATACCAACAATCTCCATCATTCCAGCAGTTGCAATACCAGTAAATTCATACTGCTTATCAACAAACTGAGGATGTTGAATTGTTATAATAGGAGGACTAACATAGTTATTACCTGGTTGTGTAATTCTAATAGATGAAATACCACTATTAGTTAATGTTGAAGTTGCAGCAGCACCGACACCTGGAGTACCAAATCCAATAGTAGGTGGTTCTACATAAGCAAAACCTGGATTAGTTATTGCAACAAAATCAATAGCAGCAAGATTGCCTTTACTTGTAGTAATAGCAACACATTGACCCAATGATGTAGATACACCAGCAGGAGATGTCTGAACAATAACTGAAGGTGCTGAAGTATATCCAGAACCATCATCATTCAATGTAATCTTCTGTATTGAACCATTTAGTGCAAAGGTATCAACAGATGCCTTAGCAGTCGATCCTATACCAGCAAGACTTACTGTAGTAATATATCCTTCTTCGCTTAGTCTGGTATCTATAGCAGCAACATTCGTATCGATAATCTCGTCTTGTAACTGGAAGAGTTCACATTGAAGTTCGTATGTATAGTTTTTACCTAACTGGAAAAAAGGACTCTCATGTTCTACCTGTTTAATTTCAAATAGTCTTTCTCCTAATGGGAAAAATATAAGGTCTCCTTCTTTAGGTCTAGTACCAAAATCTATATCACCGTCTAATGGACCTTGTAAGTTAGTAGAGTTAAATTGGAAAGGAGCAATAAAATCCTCAAATCTTTCTCTTGATATTGTTAAAGTAATTTCATTCTGTAAATTTATACCAAACTTGGTCATCACATCACTACCCTTAGCGTAACCCTCATAGTTGTTTAGGTATGCTTCGATAATGTAATTATCGTTGAATTTAGATGATTGAACTTCACCTAAAATATCATCAGTAACTATTTGTTTTCTAGGAATGTAGTAGCAATCTAAACCAAACATTCCAATCTGTTCATCAACAAGCTGCTGAACTAATCGCTGCTCATCAGGTGAACCATGTTGGAAAAAGGGATTTAATGGCATTAGCCTATCATATCAAGGACTGGCATTTCATATGTATCTTGCATCTTATCTTCTATTTCTCTTAACTCAAAATCAGCATCTTCATACAGTTGTCTACCATTAAGTTCTATACCGCCTGGTAATTTAACACCTTGGAACTTTATAAGATTTTGTCCCCATTGTTTTTTTGTTTTTGCTGTTAGATATTTTTTTAAGAAATAATCATTGTAAACTCCACTATAATTTGATGGGTCCATTATTCTATAACACTCTATTAAAATGTAATGTCCACTAGTTGCAGCAGCCCAATCAATATCTATATAGAGTTTATTATTTCTCTTGTTATATCTAATCTGTGTAGATGTAGTTAATAAGAAATTAATATCTTCAAGATATGTTTTGGTCATTGCATAATTTAGCAGTCCATTATATCCCATGTTAAAAGCAACATCATTTAAGAATAACTGATACTTTAAATTGAACATTCCATTACTAAGTCCACTACTATCAAATTGATGAACTTTTTCTATACCAAGCACAGAATCAGGTACAGTTATAAAATTGGAACTCTCCTCAAAATTAGAAACCTCTCCACCAGCTGATGATGTAACAGTCCCATCTATGGGGAACGCAGAAGTTGGTGCAGTGAAATCGCTAGTGTATCTTTCTTTTAAGGTAATTCTTACATCATCATAAAGTGCATCACATCCTCTGGTTCCTTGACTAAATGCTGACCAGGCATTTAAATGTAGTGGATATGTTACATCATAGTGTACAATATTATTATCAATAATTTGATTGGATGATGTCTCGGCAGACTCCGTTCCGTTCAAGAAGAAGTGAATACTGCCGTCAGATGCTTTTCTAGTTACTGCAACATGAACCCAGTTCTGAATGATATCTGTAGAAGTATAAGATCCTAAAGTAGTTCCATAGGTACTATTATGATTTGAATTATCCGTATTCTTCCATCTAAAATTAATTTGGCTGCCTTGGTTATCTACCATAAGTCCATAGTTTCCTCCTGAAAATGCTAGATTACTTCTTGAAAATAGAGCACCTTGGGATGGACTACTATCAAGATAGATCCAGGTCTCAAAAGTCCACGGACCAGTAAAATTATATTCGTCATAAATTCCATAATTAAGATATTGCCCACTACCTGTAAATCTAATAGCTTTGTTTCCAAACTTTACAGGAGATCCTACAAGAGTAGGAGACCCAACAGTAGTTGGCGTATTTCCAGCATAGTTTGTCAGATCAGAATCAAAAGTTTGTCTGACAATTACATCGTCCCAGAGTGTATCCCCACTAAGGGTGACAGATCCTGAAGAACCTGTACTAGAAGTAGTGATACCAAGAGTATTGCCACCGCCTCGTGCTCTGCCTCGTTTGATGTCATTTTCCGTAATTTTGTACTTAAGTAATACTTTTTCAACTCCATCAAAATGTCTTTCATAGAACAATTGTAATGAATCATCTAATAGATCATCAAACTGTTCATCGGCAACATTGATCTCCAATATAGGAGCACCTAATTGCCTAAAAACATAATCCTGTAATGTTACCCGACTATTTGGTTTTGCCATTAGAAGAATCCTCCATCAATAGAATCAGACCAACTTGGAACTCCAGCAGCGTTCGTGGTCATAACATAGTTAGAAGTAGTTAGGAATCCAACTGTGCTTGCTGTACTTACTAACCTACCATCTGCTTCAAAGTAACCCATACCATTAGGACCACTGTATCCAATACCAGTGCTTCCTCCTTGATCTGAGCGATAATATAAACCGTTTTTAAATGTAGCATAACCAACAACATTAAAGTTATCTTGGATTGTTACTTGACCTGATGCAGAATCAAGAACAAGTTCTCCAGTGTTAGTTTCAATCTTAGTAGTAGAACCACCTGCACCAATCTTGATGTCAGATATAGTAGCAACTCCACTAATAACAGTTAAGTTAAGTGTACTGATACCAGTTACATTTAAGTTTCTACCTTGAACTTCATCATAGAAAACATCACCAACTACATTCAAGTTACCAGCAACAAATACATCTTGCTGGAAGGTTGCTATACCAACAAAGGTAGAGAAACCAGCGAAGGTCATCTCAGTAGCAATACCAGTTTGAATCCTAGCATTAGTGATTGCAAAGTTGGTTGCTAAACCAGCAGTGATCTTAGCGTCAAGTACATCTAGATTAGTAACATCAATTGTTGTAATTGTTGCTGCTGTACCTGCAAGAGATGTGACAATACCTACATCAATAAATGCGTTAGTTGTAATAGCAACTCTAGTCTTGAGATTGTCACTAATATACACACCATAGTCTGTAGTCTCTAGGCGTTTTGTATTATCGTGGAAGAGCTCTACTCTAGAATCTGCTATAAAGTTAGCAAAATTCTCTCCATTTGTTTTTTGAAGAGAGATATAGTTATCAGATTGAATAATGAACTGTCCAGTTCCATCATCTCTGATGTAACTATTATCACCTGTATGATAGATTTTTAGATCTTGACCATGACCAAATGTAAGATTAGCAGAGTCAGCAAAGTGACCGTCAGTTGCAAACCCAACTGTACCAGCAACACCTATGACAATATCGTCAATAAATGTAGATACACCTGTTACTCTTAGATCTGCATCAATATCTACATCTGCATTGATATCAAGTTTGCCACCGTATGTTGAAACACCAGTTATATTAACACGCTCAAACTGAGCAGTATCTAAAACATCAAGTCTATCTCTAGGTGATGCGGTTCCGATACCCAACTTTTGATTGGCATCAAGACGCATACCTTCAACATTATCAGTGTTAAATCTAATAGTGCCATCACTACCAGAGTCATCTAGAGCAATAGAAGTGTCATTCTTTTGGAAAGCATCTAACTGAATAACCGTAGCAGTTAAGATACCTAAGATGTTTACATCACCAGTGATGTTAATATCACCAGCACCAGCAGGATCAATATTAATATCTCCTGAAGTAGATTCAATATTGTTACCAGCAATTTGGATATTACCAAATGTACCACTGTTAGGAGTAATCGTACTGTTGTTACTACCATCAGTTATTACTAATGAAGATAGTGCCTGTAGACTTGTTACTTGTTGTGAGAATGATACTGTACCATTTTCTTGATCAACGAAGAATGCTTCACCAACTCTGAAGTCTCCTCTTTGGTCAATACTTACATAAGATACATCACCGTTATTAACTTCAGTAACTTCGTTCGCTTGTATCGCTAAGTTAGGATCATTAGTAATATCTGCACCAGCACCAACTTGGTTGAAGTTGAGTGCAAACATTCTTAACGCAACACCTTCACCATCAGCGATAACACCCTTTTGACCATACTCAACAGCACAACCAACTGAACGCATGTCAGCACCAAACTGACTATAATCAGCAAGGATAACCTTTGTTGCAGTTCCAATTCCACCACCTGCTTGAGTGATGCGAATATCTTGATTGCGAATTATGTTATCAGTAGTTGTACTGATACCATTAGAACCGTTAAAGTTAAGTAGTAATCTAGTATCCTTATCACCTGATAACTCAGCAGTAGGAGCAGTGAAGTTTGCTGTGTACTTAGCAACACCATACTCTACTCTAAAATCATCAATCCAACCTGTTACATTATTGCTTGCTCCATCAAAATCAGCACCAATTACAAGACCTTTAGATGCACCATAATCTGTGGTGTCTGAGGTCTTGATACCTCTCTGTGTACCATCAACAAATAGTCTTGTGTTTGTACCACCTCTTGCAATTGCATAGTGCTTCCAAACTCCAGTAGCAATACCAGCACCAGATCCAGTGATAGCAGTAGTTGTACCAACTCTTAGGTCAACTTCACCAGCAGCACGGTATGCAAGACTTAGACCGTTAGTATCAGATCCATTATCTCTTAAGTCAAAGAGAGTTGCACTAGAGAGTCCAGTTGTATTTGAGTATGCCCAGAATTCAACTGTAAAGTCTGTATTGGTTCCAAATCCAAGATCTCCACTAGAAGGAACACTAATAGAATCATTAGTACCATCTAACTTAAGTGATGCAGTACCAAACTTCTTAACAGATGTGTCTAGTTGAGCACCATCATTAAATGTTACTGTCTTAGCAGTTCTAGCATTAAGAACTTCAAATCCAAGTTGCTTGCCAGTTACCTCTAGATATGTACCATCAAAGTTAGCAACAACTGCAGTACCTAAACCAGTAGTTCCATCAGTATCAAATAGAGTAATGGTGTTACCTACACCAACTGTGGTAATTCCAGTTAATCTTAATCTAGTCTTACCTGCAGATGAAATACCAAGAGAACCAGATACACCTTTGATCGCTTCAGATGCAAAGTATGTAAATGCATTCAAGTACTCTGAACGAGCACCGTTGGTTATTACAACACCTTGACTGTTTGGTACGATAAATGTGACCTCATTGAAGAGCATCGCTGCCTCAATGGATCCTGCTGCCATTTCAGAACCATCTATGTATGCACCACCACCAGCGATGTACGATGATGGATTAGAATCAGCAGAATTATATCCATATGGATCAGTAGCAGTTGTATTACTACCTTTGTTGAATACAGTTACACGCTGTACATAAGGTGATCTAGAAGTAACAGCAATACCAGGAGCAAACTTGAAAGCAAAACCTTCATTTGCTGATGTATTGAAGAACATCTCAGCAATAGTTAAGTCTTCAACAACTGATCTGTCATTCAATAAGAATCCATCTTTCTGCTTAGTAGCAGAAGTTGGTTTAATTTTTGTTGCTCTAAGACCACTACCTTTAACAGTCAATCCAGCAGGAACTGTTAGTGGGAATATTTCTTCATATACACCACCACCAATGGTTAGAATTTCATTCTCTCCTATAATGTTTGGTGACTTGCCAACATTAAGACTAAATGATGTAGTGTTTATTACAGTAACAGCAGTTGTTACACCTGCAATAGGATCAGTTGCTCTTGGATAAGTATGGTTAGATCCATTATTATCTTTTGAACATGTAAATGTTAATGAATCATTATCAAGAGTGATAGTATCAGCAGTTGACAATCCATGAGCACTACCAAATGATAATGTTAATTTACCTGTACCTTGCTCATATACAGCACCGTTAGGTGTTTTTTCGTTTCCAGACTCAGCACCACTTTGTACATTAACAGCATTACTTGCTGCAGATACAAATGTATGGTCGTAAATATTACTTATTCTTGACAGTGCATATGCAACTGTTCTAAATGGTCTATCATCAGTGCGTCCACGAGAAGGTGCATTGTCATCAACACCGTGTGTATCAACAAACCATACATCCGTTGCTGCATTGATAGTAGCAATACCAATCTGTGCAGGTTCACGCCATGTAATTGTTCCAGCATCATCAGTACTTAAGATATGCTGAGTATTGATACCAACGACTCCAGTAGAGTCATATAGAGAAGTTATATAACCAGCATTGATCTTAGCAGTTACTGCATCAAAGGCAGAAACATCAATCGTAGTTATAGTTGCAGCAGTACCAACGATGTCTGTAATAATACCAGAGGTAATCTTGACATCCTTAAGATCTGCAGTCTCAGTATCAAAGGTTGTGATAGTGGCGTAAGTACCAACTATTGATGTTATAACACCAGCAGTGATCTTAGCATTAACAATATCTCCTTCTTGTACATCGAGAGTTGTAATGGTTGCTGCAGTACCAACAACATCAGTAACAGCAATTCCAGTAAAACTTAAGTTATCAGCACTAAGAGTTGTTATATGTGCTGTTGTGATAGTTGCGTAAGTACCAACAAATGATGTTACAACACCAGCAGTGATCTTAGCATTTACTATATCTCCTTCAGTTGCATCAATCGTTGTGATTGTAGCAGCAGTACCAACAATGTCAGTAATGATACCTGAAGTAATCTTGACATCCTTAAGATCTGCAGTCTCAGTATCAAAGGTTGTAATGGTAGCATATGTACCAACCAACGATGTGATAATACCAGAGGTAATCTTGACATCCTTAAGATCTGCAATTTCAGAATCAAAAGTTGTTATAGTACCATAAGTACCAACCAATGATGTTACAATACCAGCAGTGATCTTGGCATCTAAAATATCAGCAGCATCTAAATGTGCAGTACCATCAATGTAAATATCTCTCCATTCTCTATCCGTAGTACCTAGATCGTGAGTATCGTCAGCAGCAGGATTGAATTTTTGGTTAACAGTCCAAGCAGCTCTTGATAGATCCCACTCAATAGTTTTATCCGTTGTACCTTTTAAAGTAATACCACCACCAGAAGCAGAAGCGTCTGAGGCAGATCCAGAAGTAGTTACGCCAAGTTCAATGTTTTTATCATTGACCTGTAAAATAGCACTTTGTAGATATGATGTTGTTCCTTCAACATCAAGATTACCCTTGATTAAGGTGTCACCAGTTACAGTTAAAGCACCACCAACTCTTGCATCTCTTGTAACATCTAAGTCAGTGATAGTAGAATATGTACTGACTAAAGAAGTAACAACTCCAACAGTGATATTACCTCTAAGGGCATCTACCTTAACAAAGTCTGCTTGATTGAAAGTAATACCATAACCAGATAGAGATGTAACAACACCAACCGTGATAAATGCGTTAGTTGTTAGACCAACTTCATTACGGAAATAAGTTGCATCAAAGTCAGTTGCTAAACCAGCAACAATTTTTGCTTGCTCAATATCTGCGTTGATAAAATCAACATTAGTAATAGTAGCAGCAGTACCAACTGTATCAGTTACAGCAAGTCCAGTTATATTAACTTGCTTCGCATCTAGAGTCTCAATATCAACAACATTGATAGTTGAGTAAGTACCAACATAAGATGTGACAACACCAACATCAATGAAGGCGTTAGTAATGATACCAACCGAGTTGACTAGGTTAGTAATTGCCAAGTCAGTAGCAAGACCGACTGTAATTTTAATATCTTCTACATCTACATCAACGAAATCAGCTCTGGTAATTGTTGCTGCAGTACCAGTTTGGTCTGTAATAATACCAGTTTGAATCTTGGCATATGTAATTGCTAGATCAGTTGCTAAACCAGCAGTGATCTTAATGTCTTCTATACCAAGATCATTAACATCTATCTGAGGAACAGTAGCAACACCAGTGATGTTGACATCACCATCTACATCGAGCAACGCTGTGGGCGTTGTGGTTCCGATTCCTACCCAACCGTCGCTATTACCAGAAATCCACTTAACATCACCTGAACCAACAATTAACTGATCGTCTTGCTCTGGATATCTAACATCTTGTCCTTTACCAATGATAACATTATTACTACCAGTATTATTAGCACCAGCAGAGTTACCAATGGCAACATTATCACTACCCATTACATTGTAAAGGGCAAACGCACCGATAGCAATGTTATTGCTCTGGTTAGTTGATATACCAGCACCCCATAGTGCTTCTCTACCTATACCAATGTTCTGATCGTGATCTTCCTTACCACTATTTGTTGTGATACCAGCTCTTACTACTAAGAATCCATAGGTATCAGTTAGTCCAATACTACCAGTTGATAGGTAGATAGCATCGTTTAGATCAGTTAATAAAGCAAAATCATCCTGCCCCTTAACTGTAAACTGTTGACCAATTAATTTTGCTAGATGAGCATTAGTACAAGTACCAATATTAAATGATAGGTTGCCAGTAACAGCATTGTTAATTGTTCCTAAGTCACCAAGATTCTGGATAGCAATTGCAAAGTCGCCACCTTCTAGGTTAGCAAAATTATCTGTAACACCATATACTCTGTAAGAATATGGATCATTTGTTAGAGAACTAGTATCAGAGAATGAAATACTACTTGCATCGCCAGTCTCACCATAAGTAATGACAGATTGAGAACCTAAATCCTGTCCAACCTTATCACCAATATAGATGTTATGTGAACCTTCTGCTTCTTGTCCAGCAAAGTTACCTAAGAAAACATTAGATTCTGCTTTAGTCTTACCACCTTTTTGGAATGCACTATGACCAATAGCAATGTTTCTATTAGTAAGTGTTGTTAGACCAGCTTGTTGACCTGAAAAGTTACCAATAAAGAATCCCTGACGATCTGTACCGTCAGTTTCTAGTTCACCTGCTTCTCTACCAATTCTTATTAACTGCGTTCTGAAGTCTAAATTATCTTCAATCGTTGCAATACCAGTAACCGTAAGGTTCTTAGTAGTAGATGCATGACTTACATTAATCTGCTCAAATTGTGCAGATGTAGCATTCCAATCATTATATGTACCAGCAACACCAGCAATAGCACTGACAAGACCAACTCTGTTTGTAAAGAATGGAGTATCAAGTGTTGATGTAATGCCAAGAGTGGCAATAGTACCAATACCAATAATATTAATATTTCTACCAGTTACCTCGTCATATGAAATATCTCCCGTTACATTTAATTGTCCACCTACTGTTAGGTCACCAGATACCGTGGCTGCAGATCCAACAACTAAGTCAGTCTGAACATTCCAAGATACAACTTGCCCTGAGGGGTTAAGAATAACCGCTTTAGAAGCAACTGGTTTACCAAAGTCTGCAGGGTTATCAGAGAATAATTGTGTATAGTACTCACCACCAATCGGTATGGGAGCTGATGTATTACCTGAAGGGTCACCAATATATAATTTTTTATACGACTTACCAGCACCTACATTTGTAACATCATAGGTGTAAACTAGTTCACCAAAAGATACACCAGTTCCAACTGGTGCTGCGGTTGGTGGAGAGGTTCCTTGCGTCCTCTTGATTAGAATAGTAGCAGACATTTAGTACTCTCCTCCGTCAACAGTAGTAGTTGGCAGAGTGGTTTGTGTTACGAACTTAGCAGACGCTGAGTCGTAAACTAGAAAACTACCATTTGTTAAATTGTTGGCATTAACATCTGAAAGTAAAACTAGTTTACCTCCACCGCCTCCACCTCCTAATGATCCACTGGCAATAACCTTAACTTGGCTGCCAGTACCAATTCGTAATGATGGCATTACCTTGTTACCCCTGCTCTAACATTGATCATTCCTTCAACGACCTTTACTTTAGAACCAGTAGTGTCTGTCAAAACAACATCATACAAATAACGACCTGGTCTAATATCGGTTGTTATGCTTGATGCCATAGAGATTTGTATTTCTCCATCAGTGGCACTAGATATTGTCGAGGCAAACGCAACAAAACTGTTGCTACCTGCCCACTTCCGCAGTTGTGAATTTACTGAAAAACCTGAGAGATTTAGGGTAGTATTGTTATCGTTATCACCAAGAGCAAATAAATGTTCAAATTCAGTACCCGATTCTATCTGCAAGTTAGAGACAAAAACTGCCATCTTTAATGCTGACTATTATCCTATAAGGTATTTAGTTTCTTTATCTCTACTAAAAGTGTATCCACCTTGTTTTCGAGTCTTTCTACACTTGCTTTTAGTATTTCTATATCATTAACTTCAGAAGGTCCAGAATCACCATAGTGATATTTTAAAAATTCTGTGTGTCCGTCTCTCATAATTTCTCTACAATTTTTGCGAGCATACTCTTTATTTCAGAGATCTCTTTTTTCATACTATCTAGTTCATCCTTCTCAAGTTGTTTTTTATATTTTGCTTGCATGTAGGCAGTATAAGAGGAGCTATCGGTGTTTACGATAGCTCCTGATCTCTCGTCTCTATACAAGTGTGGGTGTCCTTCAACTCTTTGCATTATGCTAGTGCCAACGCCCTCACATTTTTAATGATAGGTATCTCTGCTTGATTAGTACCATTCATCACAACCTTAATAATAAATCCTGTGAAAGGTGCTAGATCATTAGCAGTGTACTGATACTCATTCCATCTAGATTCAGGGTTGATAAACTTATCTGGATTACCATCAGGACCAGGTAGAGAAAGTCTTAACTTATCTCCAAACCCATCTCCATCAGTGTCTACCAAATTAAAGTAACCTGGGAAGAGATCAAATGATTGATCAACTTCACTAGAATCACCTCTGATCAAACTATACATTACTCTAAAATCTACAGATGCAGGTCTAAAGGCATCAAAGATAACCTTTAACGAAGTTGCAGGTTGTTTGATTTTAATGATCTTAGACATGTAATATGAAGTATGCAAATCTCCATAGATAGCATTTGCTCTAGGATCAATTGCGTAATCTGCAATAGGTTTATTAAGTCTATTAGATGAGAATAACATCTTAGCAGTATCAAGGCATAACATTGGAGAACTCCAGAAGTTACCACCGTTAGACATTGCAATTCTAGTTGTTAGAGATTTATTTCTAAACAGACCAGTTAATTTACTTAACTCATTAATTTCAGATGCAACTATTCTTGTAGTTTCAAGTTTAGTTTCTTCATTAAGACCAACAGGAATAAATCCAAGATCGGCAAATGAGGTTTCAGAACCATCTACACTAGTTCCACTAACAGTTCTAATGTTCACAGCAGCACTGTCAGAAGCACCAGGTGTAGTTATATCATACAATGGGGTTATTGTATCATACTGGATGTTTTTGGACGCATGAGCAGCGATACCGCCACCAAAGACTTCCTCACCGAATGAGAGTTGAGGTACACCGATACCAGAGATATCAACTGACCTACCCTCTCTATCAATTTTAATCAAGAAATCATCCATATTTTTCTCTTGCGATTCTACATCATGTTCAGCATTAATCTTGGTTAGAGAAACTCCACCAAACTCATACTGTTTGATAATAGAACCAGACGCATGGTTGATTGATTGGGTATTATTAATACCTCTCACAATACCACCCAGAGTGTTGATACCAACGCTAGTGTAAGATATAATTTCATTATTAATCAAAGCGTATGCAGTATTTGCTGCACTAACTAACACTCCTTCAAATACATCGAATCCTGTACTATCTCCAATAGAAATATTGGTAGTAGTAGAATTGACTAGAGTAGATAATGTTGATGGTAAAGTATTAGGTTCAACGCCACTAATTGCAACTTTGTTTCCTATACCATACATTCCGTGATTGAAGTAAGATACTCTTGCAAACTCACCAGTGTAAACACTACCAGTAGCATCATATCTGTATACATCAGTTCCAGAATCAACAATTGTACCTGCCTCGTGGAAGTAAGTTAAATTACCACCAGCAGTAAACTCTTCTGCTTGAATACCAGTTAGATATAGAGTGTCAAGACCTGCAATAGAATTAATACCGATTCTGACTCCAGAACCACTACCACTCGTATCAGCAGTTACAATACCAACCATATCACCAACTTTGTATCCATTACCAGCAATAGCAATTGTTGCAGCAGTAATTGTTGAATTACCAGCACCAACTGTTACTCCTAGTTTAAGTCCAGTTCCTTCACCAGTAATGTTGAAGGTTCTAACTTGTGCTAGAGGTGTTCCATAATTAGATCCATTTGTAGTAATACCTACAGTACCATCTGCAGGACCACCAGAATCTTCAATAAATCCATAACGGTAATTAGCAGTACTATCTCCTACCTTTCTACCCTGAGTGAATACTGTTCCAATCAATCCAGCATTTGTTGTGGTTGTAAAACCAACAGCAGCTTTCTTGGGAAGTGCTTCAATAGGATTTTTATTCAAGGCATTCAGTTGACCATTATTAGGTCTAATTGGTGGGTTCTGGAATGTAACAACACCATCAGTAGAAGTAAACTTCGCTCTGTAAATCTTGAATGTCATGTCTTCAAATTGACATGGTGTCCATTCACGACCATTCTGTGACTTGAAAAGTGAACCAACTAAGAATTGGTTTGAGTACACTCTTCCAGAAGCATTAGGTAGAGATTGTGCGTTGATAGCAGTTTGACCCATTTCAGCAGTAAAGATCTCATATCCATTTGCAGGAGCACCAATAACTAAAGCATAAGGTTTAGCAGGTTCCAACCAAATTGGAGAAGGGAATGTAAATCTAGTAGCTATAGAAGCATCATTTGATACTTGTATATTTCTAGGATCTATCGATATGTGTGCATCGGGTGTAAGGATTTCTCCTTTAGGGATGCCAAGTTCCATTGCTCTAATTTGAGCAAAAGGAGCACGAGTAGGATCGTTATCTGTAGTAGCAAAGAAAACATCAACAGCAGTTATATAAGCACCATGTTCATCCACAACGAATGATTGTGCAAGAGGATCATCATCCTGACTTTCTACAACAGGTACTGGTACAGGTACTGGTACGGGAACAGGATTTGGAACAGGAACAATAACGGGCACGGGAACGGGCACATTATTTACAACCTCAACCTCAACAATCTCCGTAACAGTATTATCAATTATTGTAGTGTTCTCAATAATGACAGGAGGTGGTGGTGGCGGTGGTGGGGGCGGTCTTCGGTTAATGAAGGTCAGTCCGTAATCACGCTGTACTGTCGTAGTTTCTAGAGTTGTAACTCTAACATCAGTTTGTATTATTCTTGTAGTTCCTACAGCAGTGTATACTGCAGATGCATTTGATATTAAACTACTACCTCTCAATCCACTTGAGTTTGTGTTACTAGATGTAATTTTAAATTCTCTTTCACCTGATCTAACTCTTGCTAATGGTATGGGTGATGAATTAGGATTTCTAATCCATACACATCCGTAGAGATCTCCCCAAGCATCAGTTCTCAAATCAAGAGATGAAATAGTTGCTTGAGCACCACTAGTCTCACCAGCAATAATAGTTCCTACAGGTAGATATCCAAAGAAGTCTCCTTGTGCAGCATTACTTAATCCAGCAAGGTCAATGTTGATTGCAGTAGAACCTTGAGAATATGAAGTAGGTAATGTTTCATCCCTGTTCAAAGGATTGCTTTCATAAGTTCTTGTTGGAGATGCAAATGGTCCTTCTTTATGATCGGGTCTACAAAGTCTAAATCTATAAGTCTCTCCATTAACTAACGCTGTAATTGTTTCACCAACAGTGAAAGATCCTGTAACAGATTCTATTCCTATAATCTTAGGTATGACATCAACCGTGCTGATATCATCAAAGAATATAAAGTATCTTGCAAAAGGTCTTAGACCAATACAATCATATTGAATATTTCTAGACCTAATAAATGGATCAAATGTTTCACTTGCGATGAATGTATTTTCAGAACGAATATCATCTCTTTCAACACTAGATGACTCACTCGTGCTTAGTGTCATTTCATCGTCACCAAATCCACCATCAACATTTGCTAACGATAGTCTAGTATCATAAGAAGTTCTTCTAATAGTTTGAGTAAAGAGATTTTGTGTTCTTTCGGTATGAATCCAATTATCACTAACAGGTGAGAGACTTAGATCACCAATAAACTTATGTACAAAGAATGGGTTTAGGTTTTCGACTCTTGTAGCAAAGTTCTGTTGAACAAATAGATCATCCTCATAATTTAGGGTGATCATTCTACCAGTCTTTCTAACATTAGAATCTAATAGATCAAAATCTTGTGATAAATCTAACTGTTCAGGTGGTAGATTGGTTGCAGGTAGCAACTGCATATCAATAGATTGTAAATCTCTAAGAGGTCTTAGTTCTCCTCTTTCCTTATCAACATCAATAGGCGAAGATTCATCAACGAACATAGTTGATTTAAATGAATCTGCAAAGAAACCACTCTTAAATCTATCAAGTCCATCAGCATCTTTAACTTGTAAAGTAGCAACTTTTTGTTCTAATAGAGATAGCGAAGTAATTTTTTCTAAGTTTTCTATTCTGTCTTCAATCTTACCAATATCACGCATCGTATATCTACGATTGTCAATCAAATAAACTCTAACATTTTCAATGTCATAGAGATATGCTGGCATTACAATAGTTGCCAATGTCATACCTGTAGGACAATCTACTGGTGGTTTAGGATTAGAAGCAGGAGTTCCTTTTTCTACTATTAAAGCACCGCTTGTTTTTAATATTAATTTATCAATTCTACCCAAGTAATGTTTGAATCCAAATTCTGATGATTCGTTGGGAGTTGCAATCCTTCTAGGAGCATCAGCAAATACTCTACTACCTTGATAGTAAGGAGAGAAGGATGCTGAAGCAGGAGTGAAGACAGGAACTCTTGGTCTAAAATCTAGAGTGTCGCTAGATCTTGTTTGACCTTTACCAATTCTAGGAATATCATGATTAAATCTATCTGAATCATAACTGCTGACAGTAAAGAAATCTCCAGTATCTGTAGATGGAACTTCATACCTATCAAACACAACATATAATCTTTTAGATGGGATGTAACCATTATTGACTCTAACAATACTAGAGTAATCATAATATTGATCTTTTTGTCCTTTGTCTAAAAGATATAGATCTGTAAGATCTTTATACTTGCCAGGTACAAATGCTTGTAGTGTAGCAACAGCATTTGACTCTTTGAAGTTTAAGGTTTCTAATAGATTGAATTTATCTTCGGTTTTAAATACAACTTCTATTCTACTATTACCAGAATCAATAGCTACAATTCTTGCAACAGCATTTGTATTAGCACCTATGATATCTTCACCAATAAGTGCTTCTGTAAATATACTATCAGTAGAAGTAAATACTAACTTATCTAAAACAGGAGCATTTTTATCTAATGATTCATAGATAGAAATTACTTCATTGACATCAGGATAATTTAAACATATCTTTCGATCTTGTACTCTAGTACCATATAGTTGACTATTAGTTAATCCATCATTTAAAGTTTGTCCAGGAGTTGTGCCAGAACCTTCGTTATTTGAAAATGTTACATTAACAGTTTCACTCTTTTGGAAGTTTTTAACTTTGTTCTTGATATTGCTCTTAGCAACAGTTACATTAACTTTAACATTACTCTGAGAGAAAACTAGACCATTGATAGTTAAAGTATTAGAAGTAATTACTACTTGAGATGAATCAATCTGTGCAATAGTTTTGTTAGAATATTGTACTTGATATCTCTCTTGGTCAAAGGCAACAAAAGTACAATCATCTATACCTACTGATGCAATAGGTACTACAAGAACACCATTAGCATCAGTAGATTCTCCTGTTACTTGCTCGGATAAAAGAATTTCAGATCCAGTAAAATCAAGATCAGAAATATGTTTCTTAGGTAGAGGTAAAAATAAACCAGTATTATCTTGAGAACTTAAATCTTGAACACCTATCCTAATTTGTCCTGTATAGTTACTACCAGGCAGTCCACCATCAAATAGGTTACTAACATCATTAATTGCCACAACGGTCATATTAGCACCATCTTCAGCAACTACAGATACAACATTCTGTCTTACTAAAGCAGAACCCTGCAATTGATATCTAATAATATCACCAGGTTTAAATCTTTCAAAAGTTCTACCAGGACAACTTACTACACCACCAGTAGTAATTCTAACTGAATCGGTAGTAGTAAATCCAAAAGGAACTTTATCAACTAATTTCTTATTTGCAGTGAATGAATTTCCAGACTGTGCAACCTTAGAGACATCATCAATATCATAAGATTGAACTCTCTCAATAGTTCTACTAAGATTCTGTTTTCTACCATTAACAATTATCTGCTCACCTGCTTGGAAATTTCCAGATGTTTGAGTTACTGTTATTGAACTACTACCTGCACCACTAACAGCATATGCTGTAGCACCACTCTCATTACCTTCTATAAATGCAGAAACATTTACTTGAGCAGATGTTACATTATCATTCAATTCCAATACAGTGTATGTTTGGACATCGAATAAGAATAGATCGAAATCAGTAGAAGCATTTTTATAACTATCATCTACTAGACCAAAGTTATATACCTTTGCCTCTCCAATTTTTATTGAACCACTTGCACCATCTTGTTTTTGTAAATCAATACTATTTCTAAATGTAGTAACACCAGCAACATTATTAACTCTGATTTGATTTCCCATTCTAAAGGAAAATGTTTCTCTATTAAAATCGGATGTTGTTCTTGGTTTATCTACATCAATAGTTTGTCCTGCTGTACTCCATTCATAACCTTGAACATACGCTTTACCAGCAGATATTTTTACACATGCAAGATCATCATTGGGTGTATTACCTTCTTGAGTTACCTCATTATTGTAATAGATTCCATCATTACCTTGTCTATCATTAAGACTATTTTTAACATCAATAAAGAATGGATTTAAGGTATAATCACCTGACTCATCAGAAGTCCTTTTAGCGATGTAATCTCTAATTAAATTATATTTTGTATCTTTGTTAGTATGTGTTTCTACCTTACCTGCCCTGACCCTCATTATCTCAATGAAGTCAGTGTCATTAAAATCAAATAAATTTTTCTTAGTTAACTTAAGTTCTATTTTAAGTCTATCAGCACCTGGTGCTGCAAAGTTAGAAAATCCTTTAGCGTTATCATATAGATCAGGATCATCTTTTGCGTTAACAGCACTCTCTACTACCTGTAATCCAACCCTGTAAAAAGGACCATTAGAGTATTGTTCTAGTACAATTGTTTGTTGATTGACCCTTACAAATGCTCCTCTTACAAAATAAACACCACTAGAAACACTTGCTGATGAACCAATAGTACAAGAGTCTAATGGAATTGTGGATGCAAATGTAGAACCTGCAGTTAAAGTTGTATTACCATATGTGATTGCTTCTTCCAACAATAGAAGTTCTGAGTCTTGGAAGAATGAAAAATCTCCACTAGGACCACATTGCTGATACTTGACGAATAATGTAGGTACTCCTTCATTAGAATCAGCAGAGGTTACAAAGTCAACTACCTTTGCTGTAATCTGAGATGTTTCTCCTTTAATCCTTTTACCAACGATTTGCTTTATATAAACTTCAACATCTGTTCCTAAATGAGTAGGATCTATTTTTACTGCAAAATATTGACCATCATAGGTAACCCCACCAGGAACCACAACGGATCCCTCTTTAAACATATGACTACCAAACTGTTCAACTTGATTCTGCATGATAGATTGCAGAGTCGTAAGTTCACGAGCTTGAACAGGAAATCCTGGTTTGAACAGAACTCTATGATAATTGTCGGTTCTGTCAAAGTCGTCGTAATAGGGACTTATATTCAGGTTAGTCTGTTGTGGCATTGTTTAGAACTCTAATACGATCTTGATGTCTTCTTTTTGACGAACATTTCTTGTAATAGAAGGTCTATTATCAAGGTAGATGATCTCTCCACTTCTTTTATTTATCTCAGCATTCGCAACACCGTTCGTGAATTGCACACCGAGATCAACAACCTTACCAGAAGGTGTTGTTGTAGATATACCACTAAAGGATTGATCTACATTGACACTGAATGAAGTACTAGTAACAGCGTCAGCAGTTGATTGGAATTCTAAGACTGCTGCTTGACCAGCAACATTAACACTATCCGTATTATCAAAAGTAGATTGGTTGAACACCAAACTTTGATCTTGGAAGTATTTAATCACCTTAGTATTAATATCATATGATGCAACATAACCTCTGGCAGTTCCAACTCCAGAAATATTTTGTGTAATTGCTGTACCAACTCCCAATACCTGTGACACATCTCCTGTAAACTTAAATGCTTTTAGAGCAGAGAATTCAGAAGTTTGTAAGAAGTTTGTACCAGCAGCACCGATAGCAGTTGGATTTCTGATCAATCCAACCTGTGCAAATATAGTGTCACTTGCAAAATCATATGATGAAGCATCAAACCTAGTGTAAATCAGAACTTTATCAGTTCCCAATTCCTTATAAAGATCAAATCCATGACCCTTAGAAGGAGGAATAATAGGTGTTAATCTAGAAAATTTTGTGGCACTACCATTAATAGAAGAAAGGTCAATCCTTCCATAACTATAACCTCTACCACCGTTAGTTACTTGAGCAGAAATAACTTGACCATTTGTATTAGTCAAGACTCTAACTTTTCCTCCAGTACCGTCACCAATAATATCAACTTCGATAGGACTAGATAAGAAACTATATCCAGCACCACTCTCATCAATTGATACTACTTTAATTTGATTGTTGTTAGTATCCGAATCACCGTTATTTCTAACAACTGTAATATCGTTGTTAGTCGATGTGCTCCATTCATTAGGAACAGCAATATATTCCGTAGAGTCAAATTTGACAATATCTGCAGGAGGAACCGTAAACAAATATTTCCAAAGATAACCATCACCACTTACACCAGCAGCAGATGGTTCAAGATCAGTAAATGTGGGTTCATCAAGAGATGCACTTGCAATACTTGATATACCAGCAGATCCATTATTGATACAAATATAAATTCTATAATCCCTATTCATCACATAGTAGTTGGATGAATAAAGTCTACTAGAGTTAGAAACTAGCGATCTGTTATTTACATTATAATCATGTCTGTACATGTCATAGGATGTACCCTTTGTCCATGTAATTTTTTTGACTAATCTTCTTACATCACCAGGAAAAACCTTACGACCAAAAAGCATAGTATCATATACATGATTATTGTATTGGATACTGTCCGTAGGTGCTGGTGGTTGTAAAGTTGTACTATTCCATGTGTCAGTCCGACCAAATCCAGCATATGTTGGGTTTGCTAAACTTAAAAATGCATAGTAAGAATTATTACCTGCCGTAACATCTTCCATGAAGTTGTTGGCATTTATAATTCTAAATTGGTCGGTTATAATTGCTGCCATTGCAACTTTTCTCTAAAGGTCTTACTATTTTGGTATTTATAATGTTTTTCCAAGTGCTCCTGTATTACGAAGACCAACATTGGTTCTCTTAACAACAGGATAGTTATCTAGATCAGGGTTATAATCTAATCCCTTAACATTAAGGGTCAGTGGGTATCCTACATTTCTAGTAGCACTAGAGAAGCGACCCCATGTAAATCTAGCAGCAGGGAAAGCAGTTGATCCAACACCAACTAATCCTGTAACATCAGTACCAGAGTGGATATTACAAGTTATAACACCTGTTCTAGCACTTCCGTCCCAATGCAATCCATGTGCATAGTATATATTGTCAAGTTCAAAGGTACTGATACCAATTGTATCAGAGTCATGAGAGTCAATACTGGTTATCACACCAGCAGCAGGATTGATACCAGATGCAAATAATTTAAATGGATATCCTTCTTGGAACTGCTGAACATACGCTGAATTTTCAGAGTTGATCAAAGCGTTCATATCTAACTGGAATACTAAACCGAGGTCAGTACCAATACCAGCAGATGTTGTAATACCAGTAACAAGACCAGTATAACCTTGAACATCTGTGTTCAATGAATCAATATCATTCCAAACTTCCCAGTTAATACCTGCTGTTGCTGTTGTTCCAATACCAACACCAAAGACATAAAGTCCAAAATCGCCAGTTAACTGACCATCAAGATCTCTAAATCTTTCTACATGATCAACAAACAACTCTGTTGCAGTAGCAGCATAACCAGAAAGAACATTGGCAGTAGGAACAATCTGTGCTTCTAAAGTATCTCTTGCTTTAGAAACTAGAGCACCACCAAATATTTTGTCTTCTTTTTGTTTATTCCATCTAAATGGTTTAAAGTTATCAGCGTTAACACCTGAACCTTGATAGAATGGAGTTTCTAAAACTGATGCACTTGTGATGTTAACAGCAATTCTTTCATCTTGTTGTTCAAAGTTGGATGCATCAATAGAAACTCTATTCAATTCAAGTTCCTTACTCTTGAATAATTCTAAAGAGTCACCTAACTTAATAACTTCATTTACATCAAATAGTATACTATCATTGCCCACTGTTCCTCTATAGAAGAATATGAAGACATCATCTTCAACTGTAGGTGCAGTTTCAAAACTTACCGATGTACCACCATTGAAGGTATAGTGTACATTGGGTTCTTGAAGAATACCATTCACAAAGATCATAAGAACTGGTGATAGATCAATTTCTCTAGAATCAGGATCATTATTATCAATCTCAAAACTAACTAGTTGATCTTGGTAGTAAAGAGGATATCTTAGTCTAGCTCCATCTTGGAAAGGTTTGATATTATCAATGTAATCAATATTACCAAACTGCCATGCAGATATATCATCATTAAAGATATCAATAACTTCAATCTCAAATGGTTGGAAAAGATCTCCTGCCTTAGGATCTGTAGACAAACCTGCCAATTCAAACTTATCACCTTTCTTAAATCCATAACCAAACTTAGTCATCTTCCAGATGTAAACTTGATTTAAGGAGAATTCAGGAGCTGTTGACACACCAACATAGGTAGTTGATACACCAATAATATCTACTGTAATAGAAGCACCAACACCAGTAAGGGTAGTACTGCCAATACCTTCTCTATATTTTCCAAGAATGCTAAGATTGCTTCCATTAGGATCTGCAACATCTAAAGATGCTGTATCACTATAATTTGTTCCACCAGAACCAATACTATAAATTAATGTTCCACCAACACCAACAGTTGCAGTTATTGAAGCGTCAGTTCCAATACCACCGTAATCATGTGTACATACTTCCAATTCTCCCATTAACTGATTATATCCAGAACCAAATGTTAGGTTATACCAAGGAGCAGCAGTACCACCAGTCACATAGAAGTGGGGTATGGTACTAACTCCAGCATTGACTCTAAATGTCTTAGCAGAAACAATTCCCGTAATATCTAATTCTTCATCGTAGTCTGGGAATATATTAGTTGTAATACCAATTCTAACTTCACCACCACTTACATATTGATGTGCAACAGTTGATATGCCAACACTAGTAGTAAACTTAGTAGAGTTAGTAACATTTCTAACTGTAAAGAAGAAACCTTGTACACCGCTAGGATAAGTCTTAGCACCATACACACAAGTTACTCCAATTCCACTCAACTTAAAGTTTGATGGATTTACTAATCCATGATTGGCAGCAGTGATTTGCAACACTCCTGATGTAGGATTGTACACTGCATTTGTTGGAGTCAGAGCAGCACCAGACCAAGAATCAATGTAAATTGTACTTGATGCAGCACTAACAAATTTGTGAGCATAGTTGCCACCATACTGAACTGCTCCAGTCAAAGCACTTTGGAATGTATGTGCATAAGCACCACCACTGATGACTGCATCAGTTGCTTCATGACCTGCCATGATATCATAACGATGCTCACTAGTGTCAGTAGAAATACCAACTTGAAGGGTGATAACATCTCCACTAACTGAATGAATACCAATAGGGGCATCAAATGCTTGATCTCTCTTCTGATCCATACTACCAACACCTGCTGCTTGGAAGGTATGAGTGTAAGGACCACCACCAACAATTTGCGATCTTGTAATACCACCTGTTACAGCAGAAGAGAATATATGATCTGATTTGTCAGGAGATATTCCAATATCTACTCTGAATGTATTTGTAGTAACATGTGACACCTGTGTCCACTTACCGCTATACGGATCAGTCTCTCTAGGATATGCATGTGTTGTACAATAGTCATCTTTAGCACAAGTAAATGTAACTGAACCAGGTTCAAATCTAACCCAATCACCGTTACTTAGACTGTGATTAGTAGATTTAACAGTCATGATACCTACAGTACCATCATACTGTGTACCAGTCTCAGCAGTGAATCCTGCATTTGGAACAAAGTGATGTGTAGAAATATTTGTAGAAGGTTGTGATGCTAAAACTTGGAATGAAATACTATTAGCAGTTGTTGAAGCAATTGAAACTGCAGTGTTGTAACCAACAGTGTCAGTTGATCTTGGATAGTAATGTAGACTTTGATAAGTATCAAGACCACATCTAAATGCAAATGATTCAGGAGATAACCTTATGCTTACTCCAGTCATGAAGTTGTGATCACCAATTGTCGCAGTTACTATACCAGCAGTAGGATCGTAGATAGCACTAGAGATACTAAATGGTTCTGCAGTAGACTTACCCACATCAACTGAGAAACTAGTTGTTGTAATACCTGTTATAGGTAACCACTTACCACTGACAGGATCAGATGCTCTTGGATAAGTCTTAGTTGATGTGCCTCCATCCATATCACACTTGAATGATATTGAATCATTATCAAACTTAATCCAATCACCATCACCCAACAATCTACCGCCAGGTACAACTGTTACTGTCATGATACCTGCATTAGCATCGTAAGTTGCACCATTAACAGTTTGTGTGTCAATAATATTTCTAGGATAGGTATGAGTTGATATGTAACTATCTGTATTGCAACGGAAAATCAGAGATTCTGTCTTCAACTTAATAGAAGTTCCTGCTGTCAATGAATGAGATCCAATATTAAGATCAAGGAATCCAGTCGCAGGTGTATAAGTTGCAGTACTAATATCGAAATTGACGATAGGAGATGTTCCTACAGTTATAGCAATACCAGTAGCAGTAGTAGAAGCAACAGAAATTGCTGTATCATATACAGGATCTGTAGATCTAGGATACGATTTTGTCTGACTAGTGCCATCCATAGCACACTTAAAGTCAAGTGAACTGTTCTTAATCTTGATACTTCTACCTGCCATAATATTATGGTTAGGTATAGTCATCGTCATAATACCAGCATTAGCATCATAGATGGCATTTGTAGGTGTATATCCAACATTAGTTGTAATACCCACAAACACATCAAAAGTATCTGTAGTAACATTCCTTACTTCAAGGAACTTATTATCCGCAGGATCACCCGATCTTGGATAACTATGGTTTGTAGATTGACCATCCATCTCACATGTAAATGTAAGACCGTCTGTAGTAATAGCAACTTGACTAGGATCGGTAAATCCATGTGCAGCATCTGTTATGATTGTAGCAATACCACTAATATGATCATATACAAATGATGTTATACCAAGAGTATTACCATATCCAGTACATGCAAATTCAAGTCCTTCTAACTTGACAGGATCACCAATTAAGAAACCATGATCACAGTTTGTACTTATTTCAATAATACCATTAAGATTATTGTATGTGGCAGTGCCTATAGCAACTTTATGTCCTGATGTAGGAACACCTACAATATCAGTAATAGTACCTGCAGAGTTTATAACAGGTCTTACCTTCGCACCCACAAATGCAGCATATCCTCTACCTGGTGTAGATGCAACAGAAACTATGATGCCACCCCTAGGTAATTGGTTTTCGTTAATATCCCCTACATCTATAATCGGATCCGTGAATCCAAAAGAACTAATACCTGTAAACTGCACACTAGCAATTCCCGCATTTTCTATAATTTTAAAGTTTGCATTAGTATTATTTTCACTAAATGGTGCTTGGAATATATTATTGATGAATAATACACCGTTACCACCTGTAGTACCAATACCAGTTACGGCAGCACCAATAGAGGTAAGTGGATAAGTTGTTTCTAACCCATCAAAACTTTCAGATAGATCATCAAACAGTTGGTTCTTACTATAGTCATTTCTTAAGAATGTTCTACCACCAAATGTTGCTCTAGCAAAAGGTAGATTATTAGGATTTAAAATACCAGTATCACCACCAAGAGGTGCTTGAGTGAAATGAACCTGACTGTCTAGAATCTGGAATGATCCTCTAAAGAGTCTCACCGTCTCTCCAGCAGCGTGTGGAGTAGCAGCAGTACCAACTGCTCCTCTTTCCACTTCAACGAGTGTCCAAGTACCAATACCAACAGCAGGACCAATAGTAGTTGTACCAAATCCAACAGTTTTTACTATGGAATATTCATCTTCAATCTTAAGAAGATCTCCAGATGTGATAGATGAAATACCACTCAATACAAATGCAGTTACAAAACCAGCAACAGGAACATCAAGATCATACTTTATTGAAGTAAATGATATTGGTTTTTGTACAAGACCGCTTAGAGATATCATAGATTTAGAATCTCTCTTTCTCATAGAAATTCTATGCTGGTTACCTGCACCAGAATCAGGAACAAAGGTTACTCCAAATCCTGCTCTAGCGTCACTTTCTGATAATGCTAGTCTAAACTGTCTATTATTATCTTTGATACAATAAACTTCTTCTGGAAGACGGGCAGTACCAACACCTGTATAGTATACAAGAGCAGTTCCAGCAATACCAATAAGGTTAGAATCTGCCTTATAAGATAATTGCTCAAAGTTCATAAAGAAATGTTCTTGTTCAAATCTACCAAATCCATAGTTGATTTGAGCAGGATCAGAAATATTTGTCTCACGAGCATAAACTGGTACGCCTCTATATGTAAGATCAAATGATTTGATATCTCTATTGTTAATACCTAAGTATGTGTTTTGTGAAACAGATTCATATACTTGACCATAATTCAATTCTCCAACACCGTCCAATGTACCATTAGGATCTTTTTCTTTATAAAGAATCTCATTATACGCTGTGATACTAACAATACCAGAAACAGAAGGGTGGAACTCTAGGTTAAGGTGACCATCCGTTTTGTAGGTAGAACCAAATGTACCGACTCCAGTTGTACTACCAATAGCAGCAATTGCATATTCTGATATGAAAGATTGACTTTTTTCTGGATCAGATAGTAAGTATAACTGATGGATAGATTGTGTCTCACCTATTGCAACATGAACTGTTGATTTTACAGTTAAATCTCTAATACTTGCTATACCAACGATTGTTGATATACCTGCTTTTGCTTGACTGGTAACTTCCAATCTAGCTGTTCTTTCAGTCCCATCAGGTGTAAATGGAATCTTAAATCTATAATTTGTAGTTACTCCAACAGCAGAAGGATCAACAGCAATAGTCTTATATTTAACATTTACAGATCTCTGACTACCATTCTCAAAGTTAAGTTTAAGAACACCACTATCAATCTCAGAAGTAAATGTGCCAATAAACTTAGGAGCAGATAATCCACTTAAATTTTGCCTAGTATTAAACGCTCCTAACTCAGTTAAATAAGTATCGGTTCCATCATGCATTACTGCATATTCTAGATAATCAACTTGTTTTGTAGCAGATGAACCAACACCAGGATTATCAATCACTAAGAACTGCACAAGAGCAGCTTTTGTGCTTGTAGTTGTTAAACCTATGATATTTGTTGTACTGCTAATTCCAAGTGTAGACGCAGCACCTGCTTGAACCAAACCACCATCCAATCTAATATGCCCAAACGCAGTTGTTCCAACACCTACAGAATCGGCAAAATTAGTCTGCAATGACTTAACTTCATAGTCAGTATCGAATGGTTCATTAGGTCTGAATATAAGTCTTGTTTTTGCAACACCAGAATCATACTGAGTATCAAATTCAGCATATCCTGTTCCTAAACCAACTTGATCAAAATTCTTAAGTTCTGCCTTCTGCATCAAGAATGTATCTTGATCTAGGGTGATAGAAATAAATTCATTTATTTGATACTGATTTTTTCTAGGATCTTCCGCTTTAAAAACAGTTTGGGTGAAGAATCTTTGGAAAAATCTTCCTGCAGGATATTGAGCAACTACTCTAAAGTCACTTAGATCATTAGACTCATTAGACACGAATTGAGAACTAATATCGTCAAGATTTAAAACACGGTTAGTTTTATTTAAAATAAAGTCAGATAATCTAGTATTTCTCAATTCTACAAATTTAGAAATATTTCCAACTGGTAAGAAGTCTCTAGCAAGGTCATATGGATATATTGCGTCCAATCTCATTGGATCTCCAATAAAGTCAAGAACTAGACCACCAGCATCTTCTGCAGGTTGTATAAAGTCACCAGGTGTACCTTCTGTTATAATCTCAGTATTCGCAAAGTTCTTAAGTCCAGTTGGGTGTACTATGTCATTAACATAGTTAATTAACTCTTCATATGTCTTAGGACTCTCAATAGCATAAGACATGTTCTGATAGTAGTCATTATCAGGCAATACTTGATTAGTATCGTTAATAATACCAATATTGTCTCTCCAACCAACTAAAGTCTTAACAGAAGAAGATAGATTAAAGTTTCCATCAAATTCAGTAATTTGAACAACTCTTGCTTGAGATCCACTTAATTTACCAGTCAATACATTGCCAACTTCAATTGGTTCAGCACCACTAACAACAATCTTTGCACTATTGCCATCAATGAAGTCTAATTGTATATCAGCGTTTGCTTTGTCGTTTTTCTTGAAAGGTTCATTAGTTATGAATGTAGAATTGATTTTTATTGCTTCAAATTCAGCAACAAACTCATTTTTAACTAATTGACCAAATCCAAATGATACTGTAGCACCTGTACCAGGATTTGTACTAATTCCGTTTAAATCAAATGTTACTTGTCTTGGGTTAGTTGCATCATTATAGTCTGTTACTACAAATGGTGTAAATTTGTAATCACCTGAATTAAATCCATCACCAGATCCAGCATCGAAAGTTATACCTTCAACTAAGACTGCATCACCAATAGCAAATGGTTCTTCATCAAATCCCAAAACAGGAGTACTAATCTTACAAGTTAACACACCTACATTGGCCTCTACACTCATAATGCTAAGACCATTACTATTTCTTATTGGTGCAATGCCAAAATCATTATTTGTCAATCCAACAGGTGATACAGAAACTTTTGCACTTACAACAGCAGAATCACTTAACTCACAAGTTATAAGACCGTTATCTAAGATAATACCAGTTGCTTTATCATACAATGCTAGAGATGGAGCATTAACATAGAATTTACCACCAAAGAGAACATTAACTTGACCAATAGTTGCAAAATTATCAATATCAATTATTCTAGGAATAAATGCATCAGGTTTAAGAGTATTGTCTGAAGGATATCCATAGACATCTTCAGGAACACGCATTTCATCCAATCTATTAATAATTGTTGATTCTGGTATTAATGTTGCGTTAATACCATTACCAGTGACACTAGTAATGCCAGGTAACTTAGAATACTCAAAACCACCACTAACTAACTCAATCTTAGAGATACCACCAGTTGCATTGCTTGATTCTGTATCATATGATAATATTTGGCAATCAGCATTATTATACTGCAAACTTTCTGGTGCAGCTTTTAGATTAAAGGTAAACTCAGTATTTCCTATTGAAATAATGCTGTGAGTACCACTATAGTTACTATTGACATATTTGATTTCGCTTCCATTGACAACTGTTCTATCCGCAGTAGATAATCCACTAGGACCGAAGACATTGTAATATAGAGTCTTAATATTATCAGAATACCTTAATTTTACTGTTGGATGACCATCAGAGGGAATTGCAGTGGATGCAATACCAACAGTTGCCAAAGTAGTAACTCCAACAACTTCAAATCCAGCACTTGTACCAGATCCAACAAATTCATTGAAGAAATTAGTATCATAGAAGAACTTCAAATCGTATCCACTCATGGATGGATCACTCAAATCGAAATCAATCGTATTATTCTTAAATGGTCTTATTTGAGGATTAATTGGGTTAATACTCCAACCACCACTACCAGTGCTTGTAATATCAACAACTTCTGGTTTTTTAGCGGTTGCCTGTTTTAATGTATCTGCTATTTGTAATGTATCATCATCAATTTTAATTACATAGTACTCTCTTTGCTCTATTCCACCTGGTAGATTAGTTCCATAGTAGTAAACTCTATCACCAGTAATTAATCCATGATTTGCTGAAGTAATTCTATTGCTCGTAGTGTTAATACCTGATGCAGCAACATTTAATGGATTGACAATCAAATAGTCATCAAGTATCTTTAAGGAAACAAAAGAAGTTGTTCCAATACCAGTTGTTAGACCAGGTTTTACAATTAGATCAATTCTATCATCATCTTCTAATTCATGATTGTCTGATGTCTGGATAGTTCCAGTAATTCTTTGTGTTTTACCTGTAACTTGTGTATATTGCTTTTCTAGTTGATAATCATACGCATTACTGCCACCACTGATGAAATGTAATTCATTTGATGATTTTGTTGTCTTTAGTCCAATAGTATCATCGGTTTTCCTTACAACATAGACAGTAGATGGTAAATTAAAGGTTCCTGCATATATTGCTGATGTAGCAACGGATATGTTCGTTCCACCTGAAGGAATACTAAACTCAAGTGCATCATTGGTTTTAAAACCATGATTCTTCAAGAATATAGTTTGAGTAAGAATAGATCTATCAGCAGTAACTCCAAGATATTGATATGCCCTTGTTATAGTCTGTCCTACAGTTGTACCAAATCCCACTGCTTCTGATGGGTTGAAAAATACCGTTTCATCGGGATCAGACTCAAAATAATCAGTTCTAACTAAAACTTCATACTGATCAGGAACAAAGGATACTCCAATACCTAATTGACCTGAAGTTCCAACTCCAACTGATCTACGAACTCGCAATACACCGTCATCATGGTATACATTAAGAACTTTGGCAGTTTCTGATCCAATACCAGCAGTTGTACCAAATCCAATAGTAGAACCTATGGATATTGACGCTGGAATAAATTGTACTCTAATATCAGTTACAACTCCAACAAATCCATCATCTAAAAGTTTTGTAGTAAACTCAATTTGATTAATTGTATGCCCACCATTCAATTTGTCGATTGCAGTTGATAAACCAGCAATAACAACATCATCTTTTAACTTAAGATCATGAGATGGTTGAATATATCCAGTTACCCTATCTGCTCTCCATTTAAATACAGTATTTTCATAATTTAAAAATTCTGTAGTAATTTTGTTAATATTTTTACCAGATAACCTTCTAACATATGCATTTGCACCTGTACCACCAGTATCACTATTATCAAAGATAACATTTGATCCAACAGTATAACCTGTACCTACTGATGCTACTTTTACATTTGTTATAGGACCAGTTTCAAGTTTATCAGGTCTTGCAACTTGAGGAATAAATTTATATGGTTGATATACAAAATCATAACTAGCACCCTCCCCAAACATCTTGTATGGGAATGTATTTCGCACTAATTTAGAATTTTCAAAATCAAATGTTGTCTGCTGAATTTTTTCACCAGCAACAGTATTAACTATGAGAGGAGCTCCTCTAAATGTATCACCAATGTAGTATGGAAACTCTGGATTACTAATTGCATCTATAGCAGCGTAATATGCATATATTCCATTAGGAAAATCAGGTGTTTTAGCAAACCTACCATTATGTTCATCTAGATCACCAGAGGTATCATAGTAATAGTCTTCAATAAATGATCCTGCTGGCCAGTCTGCTGTAGAAGGTCTATTAAAAATTCTAGTTGAATCTAACTTATAAGATGAGAGCATTCTTCTTGATGAAGACTGAATATCATCAATATCAGCAAAACCATATGGTCCGTAAATGGGTATACCATCATATGCCCATCCAATGATAGGAGAATGACCACCACCATTGTCATAAAATGATTCTCTAATAGTATTACCATATCCTACTGACTCAACTGCCAAACCATCTTCTACTGGACCTAGATATTCACCATTTGTAGTTCCTGAAATAGCAAACTGGTTAATAGGTATTCTTCTAACTCTTGTAGAGAATGAAGCAGCTTCACCAGGTGATTTAACATTAACAGTAGTGCTTCCTGAAGTATAACCAATACCTGCAGATAGTACAATTACACTACCAATAACATTTCCGTCCATAACAGCACGGAGTCTAGCACCAAATGCAGTTCCTGTTCCAACTACAGTTATATCTGGAGGTCCATCGTAATCTATACCACCACTTTGTACAAATGCGTCTAAAATTCTACCATTTATTATAGTTAAACCTATCTGACCAAATTTTCCAGTTCTAACAGAAACTGAAGGTGCTTTTTCAAAATTAACTATATTTGAACCATAATTTAGACCCCTATCAAACATGATAGTGTCTGTAATACGACCACGGACTATTGGTGTTGCATTTAATGTTAATTCAGAGTCTAAATTAGTAATAACATTAAGATCAACTGTTACAGGAGGATAGAAGAAGTCCTGATATTCAGATCCCGAACCACCAAATCTTATATACTCTTTATTATTGTAATTTGTAGGATTTGGAATTCTAGCAGTAGCAACACCTGACTCACACAGTCTAAATTTATCAGTATCAATAGTTAATACCTGATATTGTGCGGTAGTTGACAAACCACTAATAACGGTTCCTCCAGTAGAAGAAATTCCGTAATGAACTACTTCTCCGTCTTTGAATCCGTGATTATCGAATTCGATAAAGTCTCGTGCTGTACTAATACCTGCAGGTAAGACTGATATCTTCCTGTTAGCATATCCTTCTCCACCATCGAGAATAGTAACACGAGAAATTCTTCTCTTTGTTTCAAAATCTCTAAAAGCGTGAATCCCTGAATTTAGGTTAACAGCATTTTCGTTAAACCCAACAGTATTTACTCCAGCAACAGAGTCTGCTTTAGATCTGTATAGTTGGAATATTGTAGAACTAGTGATACCAATATAATATGACTGATTTTGTACTAAACAAGTATCAATTCCAACATTAGCAGTGGTTGCCAAACCAACAGGATTATTATTATTGGCATTGTAGACTACTCTATCACCAGTTTGATAAAAATGATTTTTGCTTAGAATAAATCTATCATCTACATGATCAATCGTACCACCATCATAGAAAGACTTTGCATTGAATTCAAATGTTCTATAATTTAATTCAGTGACTGCTTGTGCTTTAGCACCCTTACCATTACCACCATGAATATCAATTGAGACTACTTTCTTAATTTCAAACTCTACTGGATCGATTTGAACATCAGTTATTGAACCAGCAACAGAAACTCTAGCAAAAGCAGTATTGACTCCAGTAGTATTATCCTCAATAGTTAGTTGAGGAGGATTTAATACATCATAATTAGTACCTGCGTTAACTACATCTAATGCTTTTAGAGGTCCAAAAAAGATTGATTTGTCTGATTTATAATTACGAATCTCAACACCATTGATCAACATTCCAGTATTACCTGAAAGTGTCCTATCCGATGTTGTTCTTGCTTCTTTACCTACAGTAAGATCTTGCTCTAAAATAAATTGCTTAAGTTTTCTACCTGGAAATATAGATCTTCTTGCTTGTTCTACAGAAACAAAATCATGAGTACCATTAGTTTTAGGAGCAACAAATTCTTGAGCAATACCTGATGGAATAAACGATCTAGATTGATATAACTTAATTTGGTTGGTAGGATTTAATACTTCAACAAAATAAGAGTCTCTATCTAATCCAGCAAGAGGATCAGACCCAGTTGTAGGGATGTATACAATTTCATCACCAGTTCTAAATGGTACAGGATTATTAAATGATATTGTTGTAAATCTATCAGTTAATGTATTATAACCTTGGAAGTTACCACCTGATACTGAAGGATTTATTAATACAGCGTGAATTTTATCACTATCAATTTGATAAGAGGGTAAGGAGTTTGCAGCAACATATCCTTCTACTTTTGTACTTTCAGTTTTGCTCGCATCTACAATATATGTGTTACCAATATCTGTTAAGATTTGATTTTGACCACCAACGATAGGAACTATGCTACTAGTTGCTTTACTTTGTATTCTTCTAATATCATAAGACAATCCTTCTACTGTAGCAAAAGTTCCAGCAACATTTATAGAATTATTTGGAATATTTACATAAGATACGGTTAAATTGGATGCTTGAACAGTTTCTGTATTTCTAACAAGCAATTCAATCGAATCACCAATCTTTAAACTAGAATTAAAGATACCACCAGTCAAAGTAAAGGTAGATCCACTTAAATCTGCTATCTGATACCTAGTACTAGTGTTATAAATCCAAGAATTGAAGAATGTCTGAACATAGGTTTTTGATAATTGAGGATTAGTAATAAACCGTCCTAAATTTTTAACTTTGATTCTAGATTCTGGATTTAAACCAAATAAATCTTGATCGCTGTCAAATTCTCTTAAGACAGCAGTAATTCTCATGTTGACCCTTTTATCAAGGTCATTATCTTCAAAACCGTAAACTACAGTTGGAGTAAAGATGTTTGTAGTTGAAGGAATATCAACATTAGTGGTTGTAACACCAATAAACTGGTTTACAGTCTTTTCTGTGTAATCTAATTGTTGATAAAAATCATCTGTTGTTTGACCAACTTCAAAACTACCAGTTTGACCAAAACCAATTGTAGAATCAACTGTTAATACGGTTGCACCTAGTCCAACTTGACCAACAATCTGAGTTCTACCTGGAACCATGAATGTTCCTTGAATTAAGGCTCTATCATCATAACCAATGAACACAGAGAGACGATAATAGTTGTCTCTAATCTGTACAACCTCTGAAATAGGTCCACTAGCAGAATTTACATTAGGGTTATTAAGTTCATTGTCTTGATATAAGGTTTGACCTACTAATTTCTCTGGACTACCTGATACCAACTCAACAGCAAAGGATTCTCTCCTTAGATAGTTTGCATAAGAGGGTTTTATGAGGTATTTTTCAAGATCATTGATTTTTGGTTCAATACCAAACAATGCTTTGAATAAAATCTTGAAAGATTCGTCTGTACCCTTAGATTCGTATAAACTTCTTGCTTCTTTGACAAAATTGACAACATCCAACTCAGGACTCAATGGTACACCTTCCAAACCAGGTGTATACATTGCTTTTAAGTTAGTGTATATCTCCGTTAGAAATAATGCACTTAAATTTTGTACCTTAGAGGACTCTGTATGCTCTCCAGCGACTGATTGAGACCATTCAAGGTTACTAGGATCATTTACCTTGCGGTATGTTGTAATACCACTAAAACCCCTAACACAACCAGTGAAGGAGTTTGTAGTAAGACCAGTATATGTAATAATCTCATCATTAACTTTCAGTAGACCCCATTGTCTAGGAAATCCTTTCGTAGAAAATGTTCCAATACCTATTTCAGTCTCTGTTGCACTAATACTAGATGCTAAGGCAACCTCACCATGTATAACATCTCTAGTTAAATTGTCAATACGAATATATTTGTCAATATTCTCTGCTATATCTACAACACCACCCTGAAACTCTTGAGAAATATAATATTGCTCAAGAAAATCTTCTAACAGAGGATTCTCCGTTATTGCAAATTCTGGAACTGTATCCACTACTACCTGATGAGTCTTGACTCTCGAAGATAGGGGACTATAGGTTTCTATCATTCTTTATTTCTGCCTAGTGATGGTTCCGTTGGAGTAACTAGAGGTTACCTTATACCCAATTCCAGATATTTGTTGTCCAGAAGAAATGGTGTCTCTCACGATATTTATCTTAGTATTTGACATGTCCAATTGAAGGTACAAATCTTTCAATCCAATAATATCATTAGATTCTGGATAAACTTGTATTTCAACCAATCCAGATGCAAGAGAAGACTCCGTAATTTTGATTGTATTGATAATAATTTCACCTGTTATGTAATCTACAGTACCAGCATTAGGAACAACAACCGTTGTTAGGGATTGTTCGATGTCTGATAGTTGAACTACCGCAAGATTACCAGTTTTTAGGTCTTCATTAGGAATATCAGAGAAATAAAGTGTGTCGTTATTACCTTCAACCTTAAATCCTGTACTTTTTATGTTTTTACCCTTAGGATTAACATGAAATTGATTTCCAAAGCATAATTCATACTGAGCATAAGCATTTATGATTGGTTTTAGATCTCTTCTAATCGTCAATTTAGTAATATTGGATGTAATGGCAGAATTTGCCTTATCAATGATAGATTGTGCTTCAGAATATTTAAATCTGCCACCAAATGCGTTCAAATTGGTGTCAGTTCCATATCTAGTGATAGAATTTATAACTTGTGCCTTCAATCCTTCAGTATCACTGTAAACATTCGGGTTATAATATGCATTAACATCCAATTCAACATAAAGAATCTTAAGATCAACAATTCTTTGGTTTATTCCAGCAATTGCATAACTTTTTAGTCGTTCTAATATCACTGACTTACTAAAGTCAGACAAATATGTAGCATTTCGAGGTTTGATACTCAATACTACCGTTCCAAATTCAGGTGGTTCCAATTCTTCACCACCAATAACAGAAACAGACTCCGCATCAGGGAATATACTCTGTACAATTGCCTCGTAATCCTTTGTTGTAACCGCCCTGTACTGCGATGAATAGATTCTAGGTGCAATGTACTTAATAGACTCTACATTCTCGATCTCACCGCCTCCTTTAGCGGATTGAACGGTAGATACTATAACAGTTGTAGAAGAATCTATAGAATTACCAGCATCATCTACAGCATTACCACTGTAGGCAAAGAATTTTCCATCATTACCTGCTTTTCCATCAGTAATAATATAAGTTACTTCAATAACATCACCACTATCGAGTTTTTTACCAAACAACCCATCGCCAAACATCAATTCGTATTGCTCATCCTTAACTTCTTGGATCAGGAATATGTTAGACTTCTCGTTAATGCCTGTAATGTTGTCTAAAAGTGAATATTCTAGTCCAGCACTCGCTCCTGACTTAGTAACAAAGACTCTGATGCTATCTGTATCAACAAATGAGTTCTGTAAGATGAATCTTTGATCCCTTGTTCCATCTACATTGAAAGTTTTCTTTAATAATGTTCCCTGAAAGACATTTAGATTATTAAATGTAGCAGTTCTAGGAGGATTTATCGTAGTAGTACTACTAGTATCAATTGGAGCAGTTACTGATACATCATCTGGGATGGAAAATGTAAAGGATGTATTATCCTGAGCACCAACACAGACCAAACCCTTCCTTAAAGTGACAGTATTACTATTTCCGTTGAATTTAAAATCAAAATTTATAATTGCTTTAGATGATTTGCGTGACCTAGGGACATATCCTATGTTTCTTGCCAATGAAACAACATTTTCTCTCAGTGTTGCTGAATCCAAGAAGGATTCATTGACCACCATGTTGCTATTGAACGCTGTAATATAAGTATTGTATGCTAAAATGTCGATCAATACCGACATGTTTGACCCTTCATAGTCAAAGTCAGTAAAATTTGAGTTCGCACGAAGATAATCTCTTATTTGAGACTTAATTTGATCGAAATCTAAGTTTGTAAACTTCGTTACTGCCATGTTTTTACCTGGTTGCTTCTAATACGAAGGAAAATTCTGTTATTGGTATCTCTTCACCTACTATATCAAAGGCAATTTTAATCTCAAATGCATTGTCATCGGGTCTAGGAACCGCTTGCACCTTAACATTAGTCACTCTAGGTTCAAAAACCTTCAAAATATCAATAATTTGAGTTGCAATTATACTTCCAGTTGCAACATCAACAAAACCAAATAGACTATTAGTGACATCTGACCCTAAATCAGAATAAAATCTTTCTTTTAGACCAGTCTGAACTAAATTTCGCACACTACGAACAATTGCTCTCTCATTTTTTAGTACATTTAGGTCTCCTGTGACAGGATTTGGTACAAATGAAAGATCTATATCCTTATATGAACGAGATTTTAAGGTCGTCACCAGTATTAATAACAGGTATCAGGTTTATTTATACGCTATTTTCTCAATTCCATCTAGTAACAGTTAATTCAATGCTATTATCATCCATCTCCCACTCCTCTGCTACCTGCCATCCCTCTTCCTTCATAGTATTATGTACAGTCATCCTGGCATATTGTTGAGTTACCTTTTCAATAAGTCTTTTTGGTGGTATAGGACTCTTCCAAGTCTGTATATCTGCTACTAATTCATACTCTGTGCCGTTCCAACGGAATCCAATATCATCACCTATTGATATATCAACCTTCACCTTCTCATGGTTATGATCTATAGGATTAATTAGTAGTTGATCCTCCAGCACATCGTACTGAAGGATCTCTAGTGCTTCAATTAAAGCAGGTTTCTTTGTTATCTTAGTCTTTATTGTACTGAAGTGCGACATTAGCAACCCTCTGAGTCATGTACATATTCATCAACTGTTTCGGTCTCATAAAAAGCAGGAGTAAAATCCCTAGTTAATACATTACCAAGTTCATCTTCTACATTCTTAGTAACCTCTAAGCATTGGTTACCTACTACACCATATATTTCTGCAGTTACATTACCATCTTGATGGATGGTGTACTTGACCGTTTGTTGTTTTGCCATAACTCAAAAAAGTAGGTGTGTGTTATTTAGAATTGTTTAGGATGTGTGATTACATCTCCATGCATTTCACCAATGTCATCTATGTGTGCATGATCTATGTCTATGTGACCTTCTACGATCTTAACTTTGTATACAATCTGTGATTGCTTCTTTGCAAACTTAAGATCGATCCATTTCTTAGACCAGTACAGTCCTGCTAATACTAACAAAAATGGAATCGCCTCTGCCCATGAGATTTGATTCCAAGCTTCTACTGGATTCATTTACCCTGTCCTCGGTAGGGCTTACGAGCCGAGTTTCGGGCGGTAGCGGAATTTTTTGTATTCTTAGAGTTACCTTGTCTTGTCTTTTTTTCGTGAGTCTGCCAATCAGAAGTTCCTGTTGGACTATTGTACAGTGCCATAATAAGTTTCGTGTGAAATAGAATCGGGGTGTGGATACCCTGTCTCATAATAACATTGAGACAGTTCCACTATTTTATCCATAAAATCCTCTTCAGAGAGATCTGTGTAGACCTCTCCGTCCTTGATAGTAATCTTATATAACTCGTTGCTTTTCATGACCAACCCTGATACGAGGATCACACCAGATCTCGAATCCTGCTTCGAGAGCATCGAGACAGAATGATACATCTTCTCCACACATATCCTGTACCTCTCCAGACTCGAAGACTTGCATCTTAGGTGCGAACCAAGGATACTTCATCTCATCATGCTCCCACACACCATTCTTGATGAGTACCCAACCAAATCCTGTATAGTCTACAGTGAAAGGTTTGCGTCTCTTAGACATGGTTTCTCCAGTCTCATGATTCATGACACCACCGTTGTTACGGAAGTTATCCTCATCCAACCAGTGTGCTACAGAGGTAGTCTGACCATCTTCGGTCATATACCACCCTGCTGCGATATCCTGATCCATGAGAACGAGTTGAAGGAACTTCTCAGTATTGAATACAATATCACTATCGATCCATAACTGATAGTCGTACTTAAGTTTACCATCCCAAGGAATCTGGTCTGGTCCTCTTAGTACATTTGCTCCAAGACACTTACATCGAGCAAAGTTAACCATGCTGCTGTAGTCTTGGGAGATCTGAATACTAACTCCATGCTGAACCAAGTCAAAGCAGAGTTGTACAAAATTCTTTAAGAACACATATGAACACCCACGACCAGGCATGCAGAATACTAGGTTTTTACCCTTCAGCGTCTCCCATGCCAGATCATAGTCCCATTCTTGTTGTTGTTTCTTAGGCGGGTTCTTCGCCTTAACCGTAAATCCTTTAGCCATAATGTTTTACTAGGACATCATTATTATAACAGATTATATATGTCTAGTCAATATGACGCTTCATCATAGTCATCTTCGGTTATCTTTACTATAGTAAGTTCATCATATTTGTTAACTCGCTCTTTAAGTTTTTGTATTAACTGATCTTCATCCAGATTAATTAGATCACTAACTGGAGTACTATCCTTATCGTAGACATGGAATGAAGTATTCATTTTAATTTAAATGCTAGTGTGATTCTCATAGGGCATGCTTGATGCGAGAACGAATATCCTTTGTGAGGAATATTGCCGTCAAAGACTATGAGTCGGTTCTGTACAGGTGGAATAATGATTTGTTCACTACCTTGAAGTAGTTGTGTGAATCCACCCCACTCAGGTAAACAAGGTACAATGTATAATAACACAGTTTGTTCACAATTATCTATATGAACAGTACCATCCCTACCTGGCCATTGCCCATTGAAGTATATCCTCTCTAACCTATTAGGTGTCTTAACAACCTTATCAATTTGCCCCTTTAAGTAACTATTATAATATTCTTGATCTGTTACATCATACTCTAAAAAATCTAAACCTTTACCATTGCTAGTTTGAATTCGCCATTGAACATCATTAGTATCTTCTATTACTCTCTCTAGATCTTTCCTACTCAAGAAGTTGTCATACTGTTCAATCATCAGTCTCTAGAAAAACACCATCACCTTGGAGTGATATAAAGATATCGGTATCTTCATACCAATTCATTTCGTTAACTATTTGTTCTGGAATATTAATGATATATTCGTCTGTTACTGAATCGACCCTGAGAGTCAATTGTATTTTCTCGTATTTTTTCACTATATCGTGGACTGACATTATGTTTTTATATATCAGAAATTTTTTTTATAGATTGATATCACTCTCTCGAATTGGGTCGTTTATAGCTTAGGAAGGTTCCTTCGTTTTAAACACGATATAACATAAGAACGCAAAACACTGTCGCTCATTGATACTTAGTGGTCTCACAGTTCTTATTACATAAGACTGCTAATCACATGATGACTCGGTGTTACTTAGTGTCTCATGATTGTCTCTCCTGTTGCTTATACTTTATTATATCATGATACTCACAGACTGTCAACTACTGTCAGAGTCTTATGATATACAATTGACATAAAACTTGATGGACTGTGTGTTACAAAGTGTGTGGGTGCTGGTTGACATTCTGAGATCCTCATGTTACGCTCGCTAAGTCAACACCATAATGAGACGATTAGACCCCTTAGAGTGTCATTTAGTGACCTTACAGTAAGACTCTATTAACAACGCAACATAGTTTATTTAACTATTTAATTAAAATGCGTAGTTATCCACAGGTTTGTAATAAACTGTGGAAAACACTTGTTGTTACATAGTGGGGCAACTTATCAAATCTATGTGATACACTTGGATTTGAAGATTTAAGACTGATGTACACTTAGTGTGGAATCTTGTGCGGTATTGTTGTTATCAACTAACTCGCAATCTATCCATTGTTTAGGATACACTAGCATTGCTACTTTACATGTTGGGTATCTACTATGGGCACAAGTATTAGGTTTTTCACTAACACAAAAGGTTATGTATTCCTCTCCAACAAACTGTACCTCACCTATGATACTTTGGTATTTGATTGTTACACCGATTTGGAATTCTTCTCTCTGCATGATGCTAACTGATGTAAGGTAGATGATAACAAATCTTCAACATGTGCAGGTAATGTTGTACCCTTCGAGTTCCATACTTGTTGGTATTGTAGTACAATAGCATGGACAATTGACAGTTGATTGTGTGATAGTTCAACTGTGTAATTAGATGTCTTATCTATCATTTAGTACTCCTATTCTCATGAGGTTCATAATCGTTAGCGGGCGAAATCGGGCGTGACTCGGTGTTACTCACATTAGAGTGAATATGCTCTGGAAAGTTCTTAAAATACTCTACGATTTGATCATAGTTTGTAATAAGAACTCGATCAGAAGAAATGCTCATAAGTGTTAGATAGTTGAATAGATTAGTGTTTAGTTTGTAATAAAGAGGGGGCAACAAACCCCTCTTAATTAACTCTCCGATAGAGATTTTAACTGAAGATCAAGTACATCAAAGTCATTAGACATAATATCACATAGAGTGTTTAATTGTTTAACACCACTAGCATAAATGTGGAATAATTGATCTACCTCATCATCATCATCTACCATCACTATGTTACAATCTTCTTGCTCATATTTAGAAACAAAGTTAATGATAGAGTCAATAGATTTGTCATAGAAGTCAACAAGAATTTCAGCACAATAACCATCAAAGAAGTTAATGTCTTTAGATAACTTGTCAAGAGTTAGAGAGTTTCTAGGCATGTAATTACTCTCCTACCAGTTCATTTAGGACACGCAATACATCTGCACCAGTCATACATTCAGCGAAGTATGAGTTGAGGTCGATGTTAGCGAGTGGGATAGATTCAAACATGATAACAAATAGTAAAGAACTTATATTATGTTTATAGTCCCATATAGGGGGACTATGTGATAGTTAGTCTACTGCTAACTCAAAACCGTTGACAAAATCTTCGGTGAGATTCTTGTAACCTACGAACCACTCAAATTGCTTTTGGAAGACCCTAGCACCATAAGAGAATTCATCTAGGAGAGCATTTAAGCGTGATTTTGTGGTGACTGACTGCCAACCGCCATCAAATAGCAAAATTGAGTTCTGTGTGACTGTGGCGATGTGATTGCCATGCAGGAAGATGTTTGCATCGCCTTCGCTGTCTACTGTCACTGCTGTGTTTGCTGAAGTGAAGTTAGAGCGTGAGCGAACTGCTCTGTTCATCTGTCTTTCGATTTTTCTCATGGTGTCCTGTGTGTGTTGCTTATACTAATATTATAACGGTTTGAGGGGTCAGTGGGGGTCAGTGTGTGCCAGTTTGTCTAGTGTCCATTAGTGGTTGCAGGGGGTGTGGGGATGATATAAACTGATTTTTCCATATTCTGGTTTGTTGCGTGTGTTTGGTCATCCTCGCAACTCCCGATATGGGAAAATCAAAAAATGAGCAATAGCAGAAGAATTGAATAGAATCGAGCATAAACTCTTGACCATTCTTGTTTGGATTTGATCATCACCAGCGAGTTTGAATGAGAGCAGAGTTGAAAAGTTGTGGAATTGTATGCAGGTCGGTAACCTCATAATTATAACCTTCAACACGAGAGTCAACCTCTTTTTGAAATGATTCAATATTGATATATGACTTCGATTGAGTTTCTTTGCAGAATGTCACAGATTTGAACATCAAACGAGTGCTGATAGATCCATCTGCATATTTGACTGGATAGAAATCGACTACCATATCACCATGTTTCGCTGTTAGTTGCATGAGTTGCTCCCTGTGTGTCTATACTAGTATTATGACATGAAATCCAGTCAGGTGCTAGGGGTCTTGTGACAGTTTGTGCACTGTCACTATGGATTGTTTTTGAAAAACTTATCGCTTAGACTATCGTATGCTTTAGAATCAATATGATCAGGTAAACCCATATCATCAAAAAACTGAAGCATATCTAATAAAACTTGATCTTCGTCAGTAGTGAAAGTGTAATCGTATTTCATAGTAAATTAATTTGTTTGTTACCTCTATTATAAGGGTAATGTGGGTCAAATAGGGCAATTAGTGGACAGTTTGCTTACTGTCACCAACAGGGGTCATCCTCATCCACAAATGAGATAGGATTAAAAGAATCGAATTCTAATTTGTATCCCACAACTTTTGCATCCTCATATAGTTGTGAATTCTTATCATAGTATGAAACATTGCTATCCAAATATTCCTGGATATGCTTACATATCTTATAGGGGTCAATCTTATGGTCATCGTTATCATTATTATCTAATGATATCCTTACATTAAGATTGATGAAATTGCTACTCATTAACAGCAACCTCCCACATTTCTCCATAAACTGTTAACCAGTCTCTTTGATCAGGTGTGAGAGTATCATCACCAAATAGCAAGTCATCGGCACTAATGAACTCTTTATTTTCCACTGTGCACCAATCTGATAACACTTCTGTCATGAATTCCATTTTACTCATTGTTAGATCTCCTCGAATTGGTTTACAATAATGTTCTCTAGTTGTGATATCCTCTTCTCATCAATTAGACCGAGATAGTCTAATAGAATCTCATTCAGTAATTTCTCTCTCTTGTCCTCTGGAAAATCAGATAGAACACAATCCAAGATATCTTCCTTTAGATTTAATACTCTGTGGATCTCTTTAGATAGTTCTACTGACATAAATCCTCGAATCGTTTGGTGGCAATTAGTTCTTGAGTTGTTTCATCAAGTGTGGGAAAGTCTTCGCAAACTTCATCAAAGATGGTTTCTAGGATGTCTGCGTGGTGCAATGTTGACATTATGCAACCTCCCTGATGTAACCGTTTTCTGCTTTGATGAACTGATCTAGCATGAATACATTGAGATCAGGATCATCAAATTCGATCTTTGCACATCCTGTAACACCCCACTCCTCTAACTCTTGAGTAAATTCTTGCCAGTTCGAGCAGCAACATGCCATATTTTGGAAGTTGATAACCTGTACGATTCTGTTCATTACTTGTTGAGTTTTGGTCTTTGGCATAGTGTTGTTTGTTGCTTATACTAATATTATAAAGGATTATGAACCATATTCAACCGATGATGTGACACTTTGTTGACTGGCACTAGATGATGCCACTTCATCGAGTTTGCTGATAATATCCTTTAGGTCGTATAGTTCAACATCAGTCAAATCAATTGAAGTTTGTTCAATACACCATAGCAAGAGATCCGCTTGATTTCGGTCTACAGTGATTTCTGTTTGTGCCATTTGAAGATTGACCTGATTTGTGATTGAAATGGTATTATACATCATAGGAACTCAAAGATCAAGTAGTCTAACGAAACATTTAATAGTTTACATTGTACTTCAAAATGTTCAAGTGATTCGATGTTAGTTTCTAGATCGAAATAGTCTGTTTGAATAATAAATTCACTAGGCATGATTAGACCAATAGATTGCATTAATTTCGGCAATGTTTAGATAATTCTTATCATGATAGGTCATCCAATCTTCAACATCATCACACTCAAAAATGAACTCTTCACAAAAATGTTCAACAGATGCCAGTTTCTGGTGTTCGATACACCTCAACATTTCACCAATTTGATCGTCACTCATGTCACAATCATCAATACAATATGCAATGTTCTTTTCTAATTGTGTTGTGCTCATGTTAATAGAAGAAGTGAAGTTTGTAGGATTAGTGTTAATGATAGTATATGGATCATTGATTAGCAAGGACGAGAAGTTTACCTAGTAAGAGTGAATTAGTACGGCAAGTCTCATCATCTTTGTATTCTTGTTTGATCTCATTGAATACAAGAGAGATTAACTTTTCATACTCCTCAACATAGAGATCAGTCGATTCATCAAAAATTTGCTGACTCCATGCATACTGGGTTGGTTCTGTGGTTTGCATTAGTTCCTTGATTACGATATTATCAATATACTCGTTATCGGGTGAGTATTCAACCCCTCTTGTGCCAGTTTCTTCACTGTCATCAGATGGCATCCAAAATCCGTCTGCCGTCATATAATGACCTGATTCAACCATTTCTTGATATGATGTGAGATTAGACATGATCATGCTCCTTTAAGTGTTAGTCCACCTGCGTAGTCTTGCTGATTAAAAATACATGTTTTGTGTATTTTAAAGAGCAAATCCATGTTTACTCCCTCCCAATCTGTCCACTCTGATACATAATCTTTTTGAGTAAAATCGCCTGTACCGTCTTTATTTTGTGGACATGATTTGAAATCAAAGTCGTCATCCACCCAAAATAGTCTTCCAAATTGTTCACTGCTGTACATGATGTTAATTAAATAAGGTTTATAATTGATGGTATGATTATCTCAAATAGAGATAACCACCTGCCCATCCTGTAAAGTTTGGGTCATGCATCTTCGCACGATCATTGATAATTCTCATATCAAATCGTACATACTTTGTGTGAGGTGCTGACCATGATGCAGGTTTGTAAACTTGACCAGTTGATTTATTAACAAATGCATGTACACCTCCATCACGATACTCATTCCTATCTCTGAATGTATCGAAATCTTGTTGAATGATCTTGTAATACTTTCTACCTGACTCAATTCTAAATCTCATCAAGTTTTCAGTATCTGAATAACCTTGGCGAGTATGATATAGTCTATAGTTTTCTGTAAGGGTCGCAGCATATGTTTCTGTCCACTCTCCAACCAACTCTTTTAGTCTTTCTTTAGTTGTGATGTCAAGTGCTTTAATTGTCATAGTGTTGTTTGTTGCTTATACTAATATTATACATCCTCCAGAGCGTCTGTGAGTGCGTTCTGTACCACTTTGTCAGTTGGCACACGCTCATCAATTAGTTTAGAATATTCTTCATGCAGTTCACATCCTATGTAATGCCTACCCAAATCTTTAGCAACCATCGCAGTAGTTCCCGATCCTATGAATGGATCTAATATAATATCACCTGTTTTGCTCCCTGCCTTGATACATGGTATTATTAGGTCAGGTGGATATACTGCAAAATGTGCACCTCTATAAGGTTTCTTTTGAATATTCCATACACTTCTCTTCCTCCTTGTTGGTTCTCTAATTGCATCAACATCAAAATAATAGTTCTGATTCTTACTCAATAGGAACACATATTCATGTGATTTGGTGCATCTATCTCTTACACTCTCTGGCATGGGGTTAGGTTTATGCCAAATAATATCTTGCCTCAAATACCATCCATCTGCCCTCAATGCAAATGCCAACATCCAAGGAATACCAATTAAATCTTTCTCTTTTAATCCATCCAGTTTGTTACCTCTACGAGCACATTTATCTGGTAGATCTTGTTTACTATTAGATACAGTTTGTTTAACAAGTGCTTGACCTTTTCCTGGTCGATAGTTATAATAACTATCACCCATATTAACCCACAATGTACCATCGTCAGTCAAACAGTTTCTAACCTCTCTGAATATATCTACTAGATTAGATATATATTTTTCTGGTGTATCTTCCTGCCCTATTTGATTATCTTCGCCACCATAATCCCTAAGTCCATAGTATGGTGGGGATGTCACACACATGCGAGGTCTATCACATATACCAATGGTAATTTGTGTTTTTAAAGTATTAAGAGTTTGGCGACAATCACCATATAAAATAGTATCTTTCATCAATTAAGATTTACTCTCTTGATATCTACATTACCATATTGTTCTCTTACTGTTCTCTCAGCAGCAGCATAATTTGTTGCTGGTACTTCAACATCAATTAAACCCATGTCGTTACGATAAAATGTAACTGTAGCAGTACGATAAGTCATAGTTAGTTAGAATAGGATGTAACACATTTAATCACTTCAATCTCAGTGCCACCAAGATTAGTTTGAATTAAACGCTTTGCAGCAACTGGTGTGCTTGCAGTAACTTCTTCAGTGTAGTGTTTACGACCTGATGGAAGTTTACGATAGGTTACTTGCTGGACATAGTTCATAGTTAGATTCTAATTTAGTGTAATATTTATCGGGTTACAGTCGATATTGCTGGTAACCCTTGATTGAAAATAGTATCAACAACTGCTTCAATTCTGCGTGATGTTGATATACCAACTCTATCATAAACTGGTACACAAATCAATCCATAAGTCTTAGCAGCATTGCCTGTACGGATGACTCTGCCGATTGTTTGACTGATACCAATGTAATCCATGTTTCTTAGAAAGATTGCTGTCTCTAATCCCTTTACATTGATACCTTCAGATAGTATACTGTAATGTAATACTACAAACTTCTTATCAGCATCTTGACCCCAATCATTCAATGTATTGAAGAAATCTTCACGAGATACCTTCTTACCATCAACAACTGCACCAGTCTTTGATGTAATATACATCCATGAATATCCACGAGTTCTTAACTGTATGCAGAAGTCAGTTAGTGATGTCAAACTAACAATTTGCTTAGTAGATCTTGCACAAATAAGGATCTTATCCTTGTTACAATCATCAATACTATCTAATACATTGTCACAATCTTTCTCATGTCTGAATCTACTATCGTCAGTCTCGTCAATCTTCTTGATTGTTACTTTAGGTGATAGAATAAAACCTTGTTCAACTAACTCTGGTGCTGGTACATTGATCAATACCTTACCATAGATGTCCTCGTCATTCATTCCCACTTTAAAAGGGGTCTTAGAATGTTTAGGTGTAGCAGTAAAGAAATAGCAGCGTTTTGCATACAATGAATAAAACTCAACAGACTCAATAAAATTCTTTTGAACACTATTGTGTGCTTCATCAAAGTATATTACATCAACATCAACATCTGCTTCTACTAATCTATTAAGAGAATGATAAGTTGTAAAGATAATCTTGTTGCCATTACGCTCATGCCACTGACTAATCATATCAACATTAGTTGTATTGAAGTGATGAGTATCTCCACTATGTACATGAAGCACCTCAACATTATCAATCTTCTCTAAGAACTCTGATGATAATTGCTCTGCTAATAGTATACGAGGTGCAACTACAACGATAGTCTTAGAACGACCAGTAAGATATAATAGAGCATCATCAATCATGCACATGGTTTTACCACCACCAGTGGGCACGATAATTTGACCTTTGTCGTTATCCCACATTGCTTCGAGAGCGTCAATTTGGTGTGGTCTTAGTTGCATAATGAATTTCAATTACCTTAATTATAGCGTAAAAAACCCCCTGTGAAGGGGGCTGTGTGACAGTTCTTTGACTGTCTTTAGAAGAGTAAACCCCATGCTAGAACTATAAAAAATGCCCATGCTAGAAAGTTTCTCTCTTCTAATATATTTGATTCTTGCTTGATAGCACTAAGTAATTCAGTCTTAGTGTTTTTCATGCTGAACTTGCTCATGTAATAATAATCAAAGTGAAAAGAGTGTTGAGAGACTAGGGTAATTGAATTACTCTAACGTCATGTCTAAGATTTACA